CCACCCCCCTGTTGTCCAGCCCCCTACCCCCCTAGCACACTCAAGTTTGGCACACTTTCCCGTATGGTGTAGGGTAGGCGCAGACAGCGCGGGTCTTAGGATCTCCCTACCGTGATCGCCCACGGATCTCGTAAAAGCGCGTAGTGGGGGGACATGGTTAGTCGAACGGCTAATCGTGGATAGGCTAACACACCGGCAAGCCTTGCCGTCGGCGATACCTACGGGTTCGCACCTCTACGGGGGGACAAAGGGGCTGATGAGGGGATAAGTGTTAGTGGGCTCGGGCGCGTTAGTCCGCGAGTCATGCGATCCAGGCGGGCGCGAAGTAGGCTTCCCCGCGAACAATAACGGGCAATTTAATGTGCCTTGTTATCAGGGTGCATCAAATTGCTCAATCATTGGAGGCTTACATGGCAACTTACACAGTCAAGCGCGGAACCATTCAAGGTTCTGCAAGCATCAAACCTCTTGACCCTAAGACGGGTTATAGCGTCAAAGTTATCAAGCACCTTGCACGGGTTCGGCGTGCTAGGGTGTTCACGATTTCGCGGTCAGTTAACGCGGAGATTGCAGGGACAAAACGCGCCCTGTGCGGTATGTATTAAATCCACCAACCTTTGAGGAGTTAAATCATGTCAGTCGCACTCGCACACAATAGTACCGAAGTTGCACAATACACACCCGCCTCGGCTCTTGTCGTTGGCAAAACCTTAACAGAGCGCAAGGTTTCAGTCTTGCATGGCGCAACCTTTGAAGCCATCACATACCTCGCAGGGCAAAAGGGTTCTGTGGGCAAACACGCTCGCATGGGGCTCGCGCAATTCTCTGTGGGGTCTATCGCCACGGCATCGCGTCGTGGTAACTACCAACCACTCGCAGAGGCTATCGCGGGTCTATTGGGCGAATCTGTATCAATCCCCAACCGCGCAACCTTTGAGTCCTTGGAAACACGATTCCAAGATAAGATCAATGACCTCGCCCTTACCAAGAATGGGGGCTATGTTATCCGCAAGAAAGATGGTGTCCAAGTCCCGTCATCTAAGCGTGCCACACTTACCCAAGTTGTGGAACTAATCCAAGGTGTTCGGGAGATGGCGGCAAAGATTGCCTAATTATCCAGCAATTATCCAAAATGACTATAGCCACTATAGCCATCAAAACTGGATAAATACCGCAAACGGCTTGCCGTAGCCATTCTGTTGTTTGTATTTAGTCTATTTAGTCTAGTTATCCAATAATTTTAGATACCCCCCTCCCGAGAGAACCTCTGTGTGTACTATGCGCGTGAGAGGATACGCACGCATCACACGCACAATAGGGGGGGCCTCTACAATCCCCGGATAATTAGGCTATTTGGATAATTCGATCTGCTAACCCATTGATCTATAAGGCATTTCCTATTTATCCAATTCTATTTATCCAAAACACACGGAGAATTATCCATGACCCTACTCGATGCATTTGTCATTCTTGCAGGCTTCGTTGGTCTCTGTTACCTCTATCTTGGAGACTTCTAATGGAACTACGCGAAGAAGATCGTGTGTATCTATGCACACATTGCCACTTCAACAAAGTCCCATACCTCCGTTGGAAAATGGGATACCACACCTGCATGCCATGCGGTGAGGAGCAGGCGCAGTCAGTCAAGCACACGATTGTCCCCATGCCCAAGTCTAACTACATTGTCGTTACAGATAAAAGTCTGTTACTTAACCTCAACTCATCACACAAGGGAGGCCGTTAACCATGACAACCAAAAAGCGGGGCCCCGCACCTATCACAATCACGCTCGATGTTGATAACTTCGACAACTTCGTTGACAAACTGGAGCACGCCGTGGACTTGCAGTATGGGCACTACCACTTCAGCGCGTTACACCATACACATGATGTTGATCAAACTGTAGCAGACTTTCTGTGTATCACACCGGAGGGCTAAATGAAAAATCCGAAAACAATGAGTGACGCTGAGTTGCTCGAGACCTACAAGTTATACAAAGACCTGCAATCAACAGGAGTGCGGGATGAAATTTACATCTCAATGCTAGAGAACGAAATTGATGCCCTAGATGCGGCATATGCCGCCGCCGCAGAACACGATGCCAAGATGCAAGCCAATATACCTATGCCCGATGAGTGGGAAGATCCTAGCGATTATGTTGGCATGGGATGGGTAGATAGCAGGGGCAGACCATGAAAACAAGTGAACTAAGCGGTGTGCAGTTGGATTGGGCGGTGGCTCAATGCGAGAAGCATGAAGTTAAGTTTGAGTGCAACCTATTGTTCTTTTCTGACAAACTCCAAATGCTTGACTATGGAATTGTTTATCGCCCCTCAGAAGATTGGGAGTATGGTGGGCCGATCATTGAGCGGGAAAAGATTGGCGTGTGGTGGGCTACGCATTATGTCGATGACAACGGGAAGGAGTATGGGAACCATTGGTACGCCGAAAATGTTGAAGGTATTGTGCGGGACGGCCCAACCCCACTCGTTGCCGCGATGCGGTGCTATGTAGCAAGCAAGTTAGGTGAGGAAGTTGAGATACCAAAGGAGATGACACATGAAAACTAACTACTGGTATGACTCAGGGCTTGCCGCGCAGGCCGCGCAAGAATTAGTGTGGTTCGTGGTCATCGTGTTCGTTGGCATAGGACTGCTAGCGTGGCGGGACATGCGAAGCGAAGCCTCAAGTAAAAGGACTGCTAGCTCAAAATCTGAGCTACTCAACTTCAAGTCTAAGTTACCCACAAGTGACGGAGATAAATATGAACTCTGATGATCGGCCGGTTAAATTTAAAGATGACTACATACCTGCCAAGGATACGGACATTGTACGCACATTCAAACAACACGGATGGGTTCCACCAAGCGAGGCCAAGAAAGTTGTAGCAGAGCACGAACGCATACGCACACTTGTCCTAGCGCAGTACATTGAACGCAAAAGGATCAAGACATGACTATTCTAATAGACGCAGTTGGTCTGCTTGGTATCGCGGGAGCAGTATTTATATTAGTAACTATGGTAACGAGGAGGAGATGAGATGAATATCGAAGTCGAGGTTAAGACTGTATATGGCAAACCCCTGTATTACCCGATCAACGACAAGGCGCAGATGCTAGCCAAAATAGCGGGGACAGAAACATTGACTGCGCATACGCTCAAGGTAGCCAAGGATATGGGCATGAGCATTAAGTTTACCCACAAAGTACCAGAGGAGGTGTACGGACTATGAACATATTCGACAAGGTTTTACTTGACGCGCAGATACTTAGGCGTGAGCGTCAAGAAGCAAGGCGTGTGGAGATGGCGCAGTATCATGTGCCCCTTCCCACATTCACCCCGCAGATGGATCGCAAACCACCCCTTGAGGTGAGGGAGCGCATACAGAGGCGGATCAAAGAGTTATTGTCTGACTAATATAACTAGGAGAATGACCATATGAAATACTCAGATATTAAGATGTCCATCGAGAAGCAGTTTGAGGTAAGCAAAAAAGTCGTGCCATACATTGAGGGTGCGCCGGGCGGGGGTAAGTCTGCACTTGCCCTTCAAGTAGGTAAAGACTTGGGGTTTGACCATGTAGAGTTATTCTTTGCTTCGCTGCGTGAGCCTGTTGACTTGCTTGGTACGCCTAACAACGGCGGGGACTACACCACATGGAAACCACCCGAGGAGTTGGCATGTCTGTCCACGGGGCGCAACCTACTAATCCTTGACGAGTTATCCGATGCGACAACACCGATGCAAAATGCACTGTGCGGTCTGATATACAACCGGAAAGTGGGCAGGCTTCAGCTATCATCAGACACGCAGATCATCGCCACGGGCAACCGAACCAAAGACAAGTCGGGTGCAAATCGTATCGTGTCTAAGTTGCGTGGTCGTGTCCGCACATTTGAGTATGTCGAGAACATTGACGATTGGTCGGAATGGGCACTTGCAAACAACATTGATCCCATACTGATTCAGTTCTTGCGGTTCAGACCTAACTTACTCAGTGCATTTGATCCTGACAAAGTATGCCCCACACCGCGTAACTGGGAGCGCGTCAACGAGATACCCACTGAGTTACCCACTGATGTGTACTTTAGTACTGTAGCGGGTGATGTAGGGGAGGGCGCGGCGGCAGAGTACACTGGGTTCCGTCGTATCTACGAGGGACTGCCCAACATTGACGCGTTGATTATGAACCCATCGAAAGGTGAAGTTCCAACCGATCCCGCAGTTCTGTATGCGTTAACTGGTGCGCTTGCTCACAGGGTGTCCAAGGATAACTTCGACAGAGTTGCGGAGTATGTGGCTCGACTCAAGCCTGAGTTCCAGGTGATGTGTGTGTCGGATGCCATGAAACTATGCCCCGAGATTAAGACAACCAAGGCATTTGTTAACTGGGCAGTACAAAACGCGAAAGTGATGATCTGATATGGGATGCGACATTCATGTACACCTTGAGCGCAAGGTGACTATACCTAGCCGAGGGATTGATTGTTGGCAGACAGTTAATCAGTTCACGGGCATACCCGTTGAAGGAATGTTCAATGTTCCCCCTGAGTTAAGTAAAGAAAACTACGGGCCAGCCCACATGTGGTCAAAGGTTGAGGATCGTAACTACGATTTGTTTGCCAGCCTTGCTGGTGTTCGTGGTGAGGGGCCTGAACCTAAGGGTATACCCGATGACATAGCACCACTAACTGCAGGTTGGATTGATTCGTGGGAGGGAAATTCTCACAGCCATTCGTGGGAGTATGCTGATGTGTTTGTTCAGAAGTATATGGAGCATAGCCTGCCGAAAGAAGTAGTTGCACAGATCGCAGAACTACGCATGAAGTCTGAGATCACTTCGGTATGGGAGTATGTCTTGGATCGTTTCATACACTGTATGCCAACAAATATTGAATCGCCAGATCGTTGGCGGTTTATATTCTTTTTCGATAACTAGGAGAGTGAACTATGACTGAACCAAAAGTAACGCAGTTAAACGAGAAGGCCATGCTTGTCAAACTTACCATGCGACGAGCCAACCTTATCCGCCGCGATCAACTAGCGGAGGCTATGATCCAAGCACAGATGGATGACGCAAGCCTAGTGGTCAACAGTAAATTGTTCAGGGATAAGAACAACCCGATCAACGAGGTATTGTCCGCGATGAGCGAGGTCTACACCTATCACAAAAAGCACACAATTCCGTACATTGACAAAGGCCCACGCATCTTGCCCAACAATATGTACATGGACTACACAAGCACAATGCGCTCGCTGATTTCCAAGGTAGACGGCTTGCTTGCAAAGTTCTTGCCTGATTGGGACAAGTATGTGCAACTTGACATTGCATACCGCAGTGCATCAGCCGTATCCCAAGGTGTAGCACCGAGAGCCAAGATTGAGGACTACCCTACGGCAGATGAGTTTGCCACACGTATGGGATTTGACATGAGGTTCCTGCCCCTGCCGGATCGCAAGCACTTCTTGTTTGACATAAGCGACGACGATGTGCAGAACTTTGTGCAGGCCATGCAGGATGTAGAGAAGTTTGCTCGAACGGATGTTGTGAGCCGTATGCTTGAACCACTCAAGCACTTGGTAGATAAACTCAACCGCCCAATCGGAACTGAGAAGTCTGTGTTCCGTGACTCTGCGGTAGAGAATGTTATCGAAGGGCTAGAGGTAGCACGCAAATTAATGCTTGACGACAACCCAGAGATGGTGCAAGTTATCAAGGAACTTGAACAGACGATGGGAACTTACAACGAGCACAAGGAATGGCTGCGTGAATCCCCAATCGTTCGTGAACAAGCGGCGAAGAAGTTAGACGATATTGCCAAACAGATGGGCGCATTCATGGGGGCGTAAGTATGTTTAGTATGGCTGAGTTGTTTCTGTTGGTGTGGGCGTTAGGTGCAACGCTCATCGCCGTGTATTATCAGCACCATTTAAGAGAGGCTAATAAGTTTGTGCTTATTGCACAACGCTTGTTTGTTGGCCTAATCATAGGCACTGCCAAAATAGTTAAAGATAAACGAGGCGGTGCTTCCTTTGTTAACCACGAAGATGGAGAACTTACAGATGAAATCCGTATCGAAGTTGGACAAGGCGAAAGCACAAATAGTCCTTGATCATCCGTTCTTTAGCAGTATTCTGTTACGCAAACAGTTAATCGAAGATCCAACCATCCCCACGCTAGCAGTCAATGCCCGTGGGGATATTTATTACAACCACGACTTTGTTGAATCGCTGACTGTACCCCAAGTTGTATGGGGTCTGTGCCATGAGGTAGGCCATGTCATCGGTCAACATGCTATGCGTCGTAAGGATCGAGATCATAAGAAGTGGAACTATGCGGGTGATGCTTGGATCAACGATATGCTTAATGATTGCAAAGTTGGTGAGTCAATCCCCGATACAGTAAACATGCCGGGGTCGAAGGACAAGACTACCGAGCAGATATACGATGAACTACCTGAATCCTCGCCTGATGATGGAAGCGGTGGCGGTGGAGAGGGCAAGCCACGCTTTGATAACGGACTTGGTGACGATATTAAGTACGAGGAACTAACCGAGTCTGAGATCAGAGAGATCGAAGCGCAAGCCAAGGTCGAGATCGCACAAGCAGCCCAAGCAGCCAAGGCACGGGGTAAGTTGCCCGGTAAGTTAGCCGAGATTGTGTCTGAGTTTATCAATGTCAAAACGCCATGGTATGACCATCTTGAGCGTTACATGAATGGCATGACCAACAACGACTACACATGGCTACGCCCCAATCGTCGCTTCATTGGGCAGGGTATGTACCTACCAAGCACAGGCAAGATACCTACAATGGGCGAGGTTGTACTGCAAGTTGACATATCTGGATCGGTAAGCAAAACCGAGATCGACTATTACAACGGGCATGTACGGCGCATCATGGCTGACTGTAATCCAACGCGTGTCCATGTTATCTACACCGATACCAAAGTCCAAAAGCACGATGTGTTTGAGTTTGGCGAGGAGGTTAGCGTGACTTATCACAGCGGAGGTGGCACAGACATGGTGGAGGGTCTACGCTACATCGAAGCACAGGGCATCGAGCCTGACGTAATGGTAACGCTCACCGATGGTTACACAGACTTTCCTGAGCCTAACCAGTTTAATTTCCCACAAGTATGGTGCATATCTTCAGACAAAACTTCGCCAGTAGGCGAAACAATACACTTTGAAATGGAGCAATAATGGACACCAACAAGAGCAAAAAATTCGTAGAAGTAAAGTCTAAACGAGTTGACAATCAATGGGATGTAGCCCGCATATCAAAGATGATGGGCGCAACGACGGAGGTTACTATAGACTTTGAAAAAGTAACAGACCGAGTTAGAAATAAGATTGCATCGGGGTTAGAAAACTACCCCACATACCCCGTAGGTGGGTACTCTAGCAAGGCTAGGCAGTTGTATGACCATGTGTGCAAGTTTTATGAAATACCTTGGAGCGATGTAGACAAAGACAGAATTAATATTAATGGGCTAGACAACGAGCAACTCTACGACGAGATATACAATGTTTTGTACGCAGATGCAGTCGCACGACGCATGGAAACCGGAGACGATTGGTATGTTCAACGACTCTTAAGAAACTGTAGCAAAGAAGAAGGAAGCATTTATTTCTACGGCATGAGTTCAGCCACTTGGGAAAGCGTGCAACAAAGCGGAGTGCTTAAGCGAATTCAAGAATACCTGAGTGCGGCAATGAAACCAAAGTTAGATCAAGCACTTACAACTGTGCAGTTTGGAGGCAAGATCAAATTTAAATTAGATTTTAAATTGGAGTAATAACCATGAAGACTATCGTGCATGTTAACCAACACAACATCAAGCACAACGCCAAGTCACCTGACCGCAAACCTGTGTTAACAGTTAAAACATACAAGAGTAACGAGTATGGCAACGAAGTTGAGATTCTGGGCCCATGCAAAATAGTTTACAGGCCCGATAACCCCCTGTCGTGTGGGGCTAAAGTGTGGATTGAAACAATCAATGAAGTAATCATTCTTAATAGAGGAGAGTAATCATGGCATTCGTAGGAATTTCACAAAACCTTGTCAACGAAGTACGTGATCATATTCGTTATATGCGTGACCACGAGTTACAAGCTTCATTAGGCCAAGAGGTTTCACGTATAACGCTGGATGTAACTGGCAACGAGCGTTGGTTTATTCAGAAAGTATGGGAGAATAAACATCATTTAATTTCCGAGATGCCCGCGTCTTGGCTACATAAAAATACTGCTGTTGACTTTCACTTTAGCGGGCCGGACTTTAAGTTGCAATGTCGCAGCGAAAAAGAAGTTCTACTTCCTCCGCAGTATAGGTCTAATTATCCTGATGTGTATGTTCACTTTGAAGAGGGTGAGGAAATGCCCACGGAGTTAATCAACGACCATGTAAGTAAGGCTAAGATGCGTACTGAAATTGCTGAGCGTTGGGGAAAGGTCGAAACCCAAGTTAGGCAATTCTTGAATAACTGTAAGTCACTAAACGAGGCGCTCAAACTTTGGCCTGACCTCAAAGTGTACATACCTAGCGAATTTATAGACCGAGTTGAGCGTAAGGCTGCCAAAGGGGAAAGAACTGAATCAACCGCCGCCGCCTTCTTGGCTACCATCAACACCGAAGAAGTGCAAGCAGCAGCAGTCATTGCACGCATGTCCGGTGCTGATATATAATGGTAACTCCACGCAATAGGAGATACCCCAATGATTGATCCCGCAGAAGCAACTGTGCGGTTAAATGCGCTCACAAGAGAACTTAACAACCTTATGTCCCCATGCGGTAACCCCAACTTCACAAGGATCGTAGAAGTTACGACAGACATTCGTGCGCAGGCTGGTGCTATTCGCGGGTGGGTATTTGACAAACAGGATAATAGGGATGTATAGAGAACGAATACATAAATTTCTAGCAGAAAGAAAGCGCACATATTCGGCTACACAAATAGCCGAATATTTTTTATGTGATAAAAACACGGTTCGACGAGTGTGTCGGGAACTAATGGAACAAGGCCTTATTCGCATGGTGAAGTTTAAGAGAACTAATTTTTACAGAGGGTGATGACATGAGAGAACTTATATTTGCGACGATGCCCCTGTTCCTAGCCATGATGTTATATCTGTGGCAGTCAGGTAATTATTTTTTTAAGTTACACCGAGTAGGTTTAACCATAGCGTTTATCGGTTACAGCTTGGGCAACATTGGTTTAATGATTGACATTTATGAACAAGGAGAATGGTAATGGAAGAAGAAATTAGTAAGCCATGCAAGATGTGCAAACAGGAGTTACCACTTAGTAAATTCTTTAACGCCTCCCGTGGGTTGATGGGCAAGGCAAGCAACTGCAAACAATGTGAGAAGGAGAGGCTATACGCATGGCGAAGGAAGAAGAGAGCAAGCAAGGAAAGCACCCCAGTGGACTCACATGGGAGCGATGGGAGTGGCCTTTCAAAACCACTGATGAGCGAAAGTTAGTAGCCAAATACTTTAAGAAACACGCTCGAGAAGAAGCGAGAAAAATGAAGGAGAGAATATATGAATCGGAGCCAGCATTGCTATGAGCCGAACCATCAATACCCAAGACCTTTTGCAACTTATCCATCGGGCAACAAGTCGGCAAGACATAGACAAGTCAGAGGAACTAGCCAGCTTAATCAATACGGCGGTGTCCATCATGGCGCTAAACATACGAAGAAAGTTTGTAGCGTGTGACGCTACACAATACAGCGCAATTGATGATTTGCAAAACTACATACGCAACCACATATAGAGGAGGACAGACATGCCGACTGATCCCGAGCTTGTCGCTCAGTTTAAGGTACGCAAAATTGACAACGGATTCTTAGTACATTTTATGGACTACGAGAACGAACCGTACAGGACAATGTATGGTTCAGATTTTACAGCAGTAGGGGATTTAGTAATTAAATATCTTGTTGAACAACGATTGGAGAAATGAGCATGGCACAAATCCTTATTAGTGAATCACTTAAAGAAGAACTTGAGAGTATTGCGGCAGAAAACTTTCGAACTGTAGAATTGCAGTTAAAGTTTTGGATTAGCCAAGCAGGGGGCACGGTTGCTATGCCTGTCGATAAGCCCAAGCGAATTAGAATTGTACGCAAGAAGGTAGCGTGGACACCCGAGAAACGGGAGGAACAGCGTCAACGAATGGAGGCTTTGTGGAAGTCAGGTAGGATTAATCGCCCCGCGAAAAATGACTTTGACCAAGCAGCCCAAGGAAGATATGACGACTAACATTATTACCATTGACTTCGAAACATACTACGACAAGGAATATGGGCTCAAGAAGTTAACCACAGAAGCCTATATCCGCGACAAACGTTTTGAAGTTATTGGTGTAGCAGTCAAGATAGCCGATCAGCAGACGCAATGGTGTAGCGGTACGCACGCACAGATCAAGGCGTTCCTGTCGCAGTTTAGAATTGAGGACTCTTACCTATTGGCGCACAACATGGCGTTTGATGGGGCAATCCTCAATTGGCACTTCGGGATTAAGCCTAAGTATTACCTTGACACGCTAAGCATGTCGCGACCTATCACGGGTTTGACGGTAGGCGGTTCGCTTGACAAACTGGTTAAGAAGTTTGTACTTGGTGAGAAGGGCAAGGAAGCACTCAATGCCATTGGTAAACATGGAGCAGACTTTACGCCTGAGGAAATGCAAGCCTATGCAGACTATTGCATAAACGACGTGGAACTTACTTACACGTTGTATAGGGTGCTGCAACAATACTCCACGCCAAAGGAGCAATACATTATTGATTTGATGCTTAGGATGTTTATTGATCCTGTGTTACAGCTTCGTGAGGATGTATTAGAGCAACACCTTGTAAACATTCGTACGAAAAAGCAGACGTTAATGGAACGTATCGATGCTAGCATTGGCAGAGATAACCTAATGTCTAATCCACAATTTGCTGAGGTACTACGCAAGTTAGGCGTTGAACCGCCCACAAAGACTAGCCTACGTACCGGAAAGGAAACCTATGCCTTTGGTAAGACCGATAGTGAGTTCAAGGCTTTGTTGGAGCATGACGATCCCCGCGTGCAAGCCGTTGTCTCGGCGCGACTTGGCGTCAAATCAACTTTGGAAGAGACGCGCACTGAATCGTTCATTGCCATCGCTAAGCGAGGTGCGCTACCTATACTTCTCAATTACTACGGGGCTCATACTGGTCGCGCAAGTGGCGGGGACAAAATTAACTTGCAGAATCTTCCAAGGGGAGGAAGTCTTAGGAAATCCATATCTGTACCGCAAAATCATGCGTTGGTCGCGTGTGACTCGTCGCAGATCGAAGCGCGGGTTGTCGCGTGGCTTGCAGGGCAAATCGATTTACTTGATGATTTCCGAAACAAAATCGACATCTATTCCAAATTTGCGACTGAAGTTTACGGACGGACAATCGATAAGTCTGTAGACAAAATAGAACGCTTTGTAGGCAAGACTTGTATCTTGGGGCTAGGCTACGGCATGGGCAAAGACAAGTTTAAGTCTACGCTCAAGATTGGGCAGGCAGGCGTATCAGTGGATCTGCCTATCGAAGATGCAGAACGCATAGTCAAACTCTATAGAGAGAAGTATTCTTATGTTGCCGCTTTGTGGAAGGAAGCTGACACCGCGCTTGCCAAGATGACTAGCGGGTATGAGTATGAGTTTGGTACAGGTATCAAACTTAAATGTATAGGCGAGAAGATATGGTTGCCCAACGGCATGTTTATTTACTACCCCAACTTGCGCAAAACGTCTGAGGGGTTTGTCTACGATGGGCGCTATGGCCCCGTCAATATTTACGGGGGTAAGGTGGTAGAGAACGTAGTCCAAGCCCTAGCCCGGATCGTTGTGTTTGATCAGATGGCAAAGATTGATCAAGCCTTGCGCAAACTGGATACTTCCGAGTACCGATTTAAAGTTGTACTGACGGTGCATGACGAAGTGGTTGCGTGTGTGCCTGACGGATTCGCTCAAGCCTGCCTGAAACTGATGGAAGATGTCATGCACACTCCTCCCAAGTGGGCTTCTGATTTACCAGTTGCCTGTGAAGGTGGTTTTTCATACAATTATGGAGACGCGAAATCGTAAAAACACGGTTTGGCGCATAACCACTTGGAGAACCCATGCAGGCGTGGACATACTCACACTTAGATAAATTTGAGACTTGCCCCAAGCAGTTCTACCACGGGAACGTGGTAAGGGATTATGTCGGTCAACCCACGGAGGCAACCAAGTGGGGAGAACGCGTACACACAGCGTTTGAGGAGTGGATCAAGGAAGGCACACCACTGCCCGAGGGAATGACCCACTGGCAGAATATTGCGGACAAAATTGCGGCTATGCCGGGAGAGAAAAGTGCAGAAGGTAAAATCGCCATCGACAGAAACTTCAAGCCTGCTCCATGGAAGGAAGCGTGGAGTCGAGGTATTGCTGACTTGCGTATTAAGTACAACAACACTGGGATTGTTATTGACTACAAAACAGGCAAGCGCAAACCTTCAGAACAGCTTGCACTGTACGCAGCCTTCGAGTTCGCCCACGATCCTAGTCTCGAACAGGTATCAACTGCTTACGTGTGGCTCAAAGAAAAAAGAATCGACAGAACCACGTACTTACGTAGTGATGTACCCGCGATATGGCAAGAGTTACTTCCTCGCGTAAAAAAACTAGAATCGGCTTACGAGCGTGATTCATGGCCTGCCAAGCCAAGCGGTTTGTGTAGGGGATGGTGTCCCGTTAAAACGTGCGTACATTACAAGGAGAAAGCATGACTCCCGAGGGCAAAGTAAAAGATGCTGTTAAACGGCTTCTCAAAGAGCGTAAAATTTGGTACTTTATGCCTTCGGCTAACGGATTCGGTAAGGTAGGAATACCGGACATAATCTGTTGCTGTGATGGAAAGTTTTTAGCAATTGAGACTAAAGCCCCCGGTAAGCGTGGTAATACTACGGCTAATCAAGAGCGTTGTATTGAAGACATTCGGACAGCGCGTGGTTGGGCACTAGTTGTTGACGATGTAGAACAAGTAAGGGAATTTTTAGATGGCGGATATAGCAGATCAAGCAAATGATTTAGTAGAGATGAGCGACACACTTGCCCTAAAGGAAGTGCGCTCAAGGAAACCCGACGCTGAAGAGACGGGGTTTTGTCTGCTATGCGGTGAGAGTGTAGAGGCAGGCCACAGATGGTGTGATGTAGACCATCGGGATCGTTGGGAAAAAGAAAGGAAACGCAATGCGTGACTACAAAAAGGAATACCGTGAATACCATAGCAAACCCGAGCAGGTCGAGAATAGATCGCAGCGAAATAAGGCGCGACGTACTCTTGAGACACAAGGTCGTGTTCAGAAAGGAGACGGTCGAGATGTTAACCACAAGACCCCGATCAAGCGTGGTGGTGGAAATAACACCGGAAACTTGGAAGTTACTAGCAAGAAAGTAAACCGTGGATGGAGAAAAGGAAAAAGTGACTACAACCCCTGAGGAAGATAAATGGCTACGATCCTAAAGGACAAGAAAGCCGTAATACTAAAACTAAAAGAACCAAGTAGAGTTACCACAGTAATACCAACCGCTAAACTAGTACGCCACAACGGATTTGATCTTGTGGCTGTACCACATCGCCCTGATGAAACACGGGTGCTACGCACGTTGGGCTACGATGGTATCCCTGACCCACTTAAGACGCATTACGATTTCCCGTTGGCTAGTGGGCGGTTTAAGCCATTCGCGGCGCAGATAGAAACGGCAAACTTTTTATCCATGAACAGTCGATGCTTTTGCTTGAACTCGATGGGTATGGGTAAGACGGTATCTAGTCTATATGCGTATGACTACATGCGTAAGGCGGGATTAGTGCGCAAGGCGTTAATAGTTTGCCCCCTGTCGACGATGGAACGTACTTGGGCTGACGAGGTATTTAAGACTTTCCCCCATCTAGACGCTACAGTCTTATACGGCACCCACTTAAGACGAGTCAAACTTCTCGGTCAAAATGCACATCTGTATATAATTAATACAGACGGGCTAAAGACTATTGAGGCACAACTTGCCGTTCGAGACGACATTGACTTAGTAATTGTCGATGAGATTGCCACGTTCAGAAACTCAAGCACAACCCGTTGGAAGACCCTAAACACCATACTGAACAAACAGAAAGTTACCCGCCGTGTGTGGGCTCTGACAGGCGCACCAACCCCAAACGCACCGACAGATGCATGGGCGCAGTGCCGTGCAGTAACGCCAACCAACCCCGACTTGCCTGCGTACTTTGGTAAGTTCCGGGATTTGACAATGAAACAACTAAGTCAGTACAAGTGGGCCCCACGGGATAACGCTGCGGACATTGTTAAGCAAGTCATGCAGCCTGCGATACGGTTTGCCTTAGATGACTGCGTTGACTTACCCCCACAGATATTTATTAGCCGTGATGCGGAGATGACGGATGAGCAAAAGAAAGCCTACAAAGACATGGTATCCAAACTCGCTACTGAGTTCGACGGGGGACAGATCCTTGCCGTCAACGAGGCGGTTAAAGCAAATAAGTTGGTACAGATTGCCTGCGGAGTTGCCTACGCTTCTGATGGATCTACTTTACACATTCCTTGCCAGCCCCGTATGGAAGTCCTCGAAGAAGCGATTGAAGAATCTGAGGGCAAAGTAATTGTATTCGTACCACTTACGGCAGTTCTTGAGCAGGTAGTAGAACGGCTATCAAAGAAATGGGAAGTTGCTGCGGTGCACGGTGAAACTTCCAAGCACAACAGAGATACGATCTTTCATCGTTTCCAAGATAAACAGGATTCGTTGCATATTCTAGTGGCTAATCCGGGAACTATGTCGCACGGTCTGACTCTGACTGCGGCTACAAATATTATTTGGTTTGCCCCGATTTATTCCAACGATATATACGAACAGGCTTGTGCCCGAGTGCGTCGACCCGGACAGACTAAAACCACAGTGATTGTCCATCTTGCAGGGTCAGAAATTGAGAGACGAATTTATCAACGATTACAGACTAAACAAAAGTTGCAAGGGCTATTGCTAGACATGATGAAAGAAGATGGTGAAAACCCCTAGACAACATACACACGTTTGTGCTAATATCACTACCCCAGTTAGGAGAATAAAAAATGAAATTATCAGATTTAGTTGCAAAGTACATTGAAGCGCGTGATCGTAAGGCTCAACTAAAAGCCGACTACGACATGAAGGCTTCCCAACTTGAAAAAGTGATGGAAAAAATAGAAGTAAAGTTGCTAGAAGTTTTTGACCAAACTGGTATGGATTCTGTTAAAACAGAGTTTGGTACAGCATACACATCTACACGCTCATCAGCTAGTGTAGCGGATCGAGAAGCTTTCATGGAGTTTGTTCGCAGTAAAGACGAGTGGCCTTTGCTTGAAGTGCGTGCAAGTAAGACCGCAGTTGAGCAGTATAAAGACGCACACGCAGACCTTCCGCCGGGTATTAATTGGCGTGAAGAAAGAGTTGTAAACATCCGCCGTTCGGCGTAATATTGCTATCCCACAGGAGAATTAACAATGGCAAATATCATCCCGTTTGAATCGGGTAACGTACCCGCGTATTTAAAAAATACATCGTTAGACTTTAACTCTGACTTAACCGCACACGCTAGCGGTGGTTTCCCAGTAATTTCCATCAAGGGCAAAGTGTTCGCTGTTGTCCGCGATGGTGATCGTAAAGTTTTACCTAACCCGAAAGATCCGGAAAGCCCTGCAACGTCAATCGACGTGGTAATGCTCAAGGCAAATAAGGGCACATCAAAAGTGTTCTATGCTAAAGGTTATAGCGAAGGTTCTGAGGGTACAAAGCCTGATTGCTTTTCCAACGATGGCGCTAAGCCCGATGCAAGCATCGAAGCACCTCAATCTAAATCCTGCGCAGTTTGTAAGTGGAATCAGTGGGGTAGCAAAGTAGGCGACAACGGCTCTACCAAAGGTAAAGCATGTCAGGACTCCGTGCGTATGGCAATTGCTACACCTAATTTGGTTAACGATCCATATCTGTTACGTGTTCCTCCCGCGTCTATTCGTGCTCTTGGTGAGTATGGTCAGACGCTTGCCAAGCGCAATATGCCGTACAATGCAGTTGTTACCAAAATTGGCTTTGACATGGAGTCTCCAACTCCCAAGTTAACGTTTAAGGCAATTGGTATGCTTGACGAAGCCACATTCAATCAAGTACAAGATGTGGTAGCTGGTGATACAGTGGCACAGATTCTCGGTTCAGGGTTTGTTGCTGAGGCTGTACATACTGAAGTACCTGCAACTGCTGCACCTGTTGAAGAAGCGCCCGCTCCAAAACCCGTAGCGAAGAAAGCAGCACCCGCTGCCAAACCCGCTGAGGAAGTAACAGTAGACGGGTTTAACCTCGACGATTTGAATTTCGACGATTAAAACTGGGGGTAGTAATGGCGCAGGGTGGAGAAGTGGTATCTCGTCAGGTTCATATTCTGAAGATCGCGGGTTCGATCCCCGCCCCTGCTACCACATTTTAGGAGTATCATAATGGCGTACGAAATAGAAGCGCGCAAAGTTGCGGGCGTAATAATTGAAGCGAACCAAGCGTTAAATGGGAAGGGGTTTAATCATGGCGAAGTTATTCTCGGTCTTGCAGAACTTATTGGACGGATTATTGTCGAGTGTTCGGAAACTAGTCTCCAAACTCAGGAACTTGTTAAGGTTGTAGAAACTCATCTAGCCAAGACAATTCAGATTGGCTCACAAGCGACACAGAAAAGCTTGATTCAAGGGGTCTGATATGGACACCCTTGAGTTTTTACGGGCTATCCTCCCGGAGGATGGCGTTAAATATCTTGCCCTCATTAATCCTGATGGGCGGGTAGCACACAGACCATACACCTCACTTGAGGAAATGGCGAAGTCTGTTGCGTACTGGGATAAAAAACCAGTACAGGTTTACCATGCGTGCGCTGCCTACCAATCAGAATTTGTAGAAATTGATGGTAAGAAGAAGTATCGCAAGCCTGCTAATTGGCTCAAAGCCAAATCATTTTGGGTAGACATTGATTGCGGCGAAGACAAGTTTGCTAGCGGTGAAGGCTATCTAACCAAGAAAGAAGCAGTCTCAGAGTTAGGGAAGTTTTGCCTTGAAACTGGTTTGCCCATGCCAATGATTGTAGATTCAGGCTATGGCATTCACGGCTATTGGACTTTAGAAAAGTGTATCCGTTCGGATACATGGGTCAAACTAGCAGAGGTCTTAAAGGCTCTTTGCACATACTTAAACTTTCGGGTTGACCCTACAAGAACGGCAGACTTTGCTTCCATCCTACGCCCTGCGGGAGCAACTAATAAGAAATACGATTCGACCAAACCCGTAAGTATGAAAACGTCGGTGGTTGTTGTTGATCCTCGGCAGTTTGCTAAGTTGCTCAAAGATGCACAGCTTAAGTTTCAAGTTGATGTCCAGGCGCCTAAGCCAGTAAGTAATCTTAACGATGACCTCATTGCACATCTACCCCAAATACAGAATGTGCCTGCCTCGGCTGATCTTGTAGCAGACAAATGCTCACAGGTTGCGCTGATGCGGGATACGCAAGGTGACGTTGGTTACGAACATTGGCGCGGTGTTATTGGAATTATTAAATACTGTGACGAAGGTATTGACTTAGCGCACAAATGGAGCGAACGACGTGAGGAAACCGGGCACACGCAAAACGACGTTACTACGAAATTCGATACTTGGGGCTCACCCCCAACAACATGTGAGTTCTTCTCCAAGTGCAATCCGGCGGGGTGTATGGAGTGTCCTCATAAAGGCAAAATTAAAACGCCGTTGGTGCTTGGGAGGAAAGAACCGGAACCGGAAGTTTCTGAAGTGGTCGCCTCAGTGGAAGGCAAGACAATTACCTTTCAGGTTCCAGAATTACCTAAAGGGTACGGGCACGAAAACAATGTGATGAGCAGATACATGAAGGACAAAGACGACATCATGCATGCGTTTGTGTTCTCCAACAATCTGTTCTACCCCATTCACCGTATCTGTAAAGAGAATGGTGAGTTTAGCGTTGGCTTGCGTTTGCACTTGCCTGATAACCGCGTTCGAGATTTTGATATTGATACACAAGTTTTAGCATCAAATCAGAAAACCATTGAGGCTCTTGCCAAGTACGAATTAATACCAACGAATCACAAGGATTCTGCTATGCACATGACAGCGTACCTCCGTGACTCGCTCGAGAAACTTAAACGAGAAGCAGAGGAACTAAATACATACACAAACTTTGGATGGAAGAATGAGTATCAGTCGTTCTTGCTTGGTGATCGGCTATACCATCGGGATGGCGCACTTCGGAAAGTTTTGGTTGGGAGTTACGCCGAGGATAAGATTCAAGAGTTTCCAACCCCGAACGGTAAGTTAGAGGTGTATGCAGACGCAATTAACTTTTTGTATTCCCGTCCCGGCATGGAGCACATGCAGTACATCGTGGCTTCGACATTTGGTTCAATCCTTACACCGTTTTGCGACACTCTTTATAAAGGTATTGTATTTGCGATCATCAGCAGTAAGTCTGGTAAGGGCAAAACCACAACGTGCTATTCAGGTCTTTACGCATTTGGTGACGCAGACAAGATTGCCATAAAAGCAGAGCAGGCTACGATCAACGCTTTGTACGCACACATCGGGGTGCATAACCACATCCCAGTACTGTACGACGAAGTAACAAACATCGAGGCTGAGACGCTATCCAAGTTGTGCTACGCAGTTAGTTCGGGTCAAGAACGGCAACGATTAACAACGGGTAAAGGTAGCGGAGTGCGGTTTGCCGAGTCTCAGACTTGGGAGATGACTGTCTTTCTGACTGCTAATACAAATCTACATTCCCTGTTAGCTTCACGTCAGAGCAACACCGAGGCGGAGGCTGTGCGTATGATTCAGGTCGACGTAGATCGTAGACCACTACCAAATATTGGTGCTGAGGTAGATGTAGCCATGAAACGAATCGCCCTCAATAAGGGTGTGGCTGGCGAAGCATTTGTACAATATGTGGTACAGAATCTTGACGACGTTATGAAGCGCCTTGGTCACTGGGGTAAACGTCTACAGGAAGATATTCCTGATGTGAAGTATCGCTTTTACCGCAGTCAAGCCATGACGGCTATGGTAGCACTGGAGATCTGTAATGAACTAAAGATTACTGCTTTTGATTCCGAAGGCGTGTATGCATTTATCAAAACTTTATTCTTTGAGTTGGCAAGTAACGTTCAGGAACAAAACTCCATTACATCTGAGGAAGCGTTCAACCGTATGCTAAACGAGTTGTCTGCTCGGGTTATGGTTACTACAGAGTATCGAGATGGGCGAGATGGTCGTGGCCCTGAAGACTGTAACAGAATCTATGGCGGGCCTCCCGCTGGTCGGTACATCATGGGATCCAACGCCACTAAGAACGATCCGATCTCGGGAAAACTGTTTTTAATCCGCAAGGAAATCTCAGATTGGTGCTTGCAACATCGCGTGGACTACAAGTCGCTTATGGATTATGCCTCGGCAGCAGGAGTTGCCAAGGAGATTAAGGATAAGTTCAACGTGGGTAGGGGTACTAAAGTCTCAGCCGGTCAGCATCGGTGTGTAGAGATAGACATGGTGAAACTGGAGGCACAGGGTGTTCAGACGCCAAAACTTACAGTACATACGGGATCTAAACTTGAAGGTAGCCAAACAGTAAATACTTAAGGTATTATTGCAATGACCTCTGGCAGTTTCTTGCTCATGGTCATTCTCCTCAAGTGGTGACTTACCCCCGACGGGCAACTGTCGGGGGGTTTTTTATGGCTTTTGGGGCCACGTTACGTTTGTAGGAAACCCTGCTTGCTGGGGCACATTACGTAGCGCTTGGCGATAGGTAGCCCATGCGTCTTTAATTGCTTGAGGAACGTCAGCCGCCTGTGTCCAATCAGAGGCGGTTAGTAAAGCGTTTCTTTGTTGCCGTATTTCTATTGGCAAAGTTACTGTTTCGTAATGAATCAAATCAATAGCGTACTGATCTTGTTCTTCTTGGGAACACTCTACTATCTCACCGCCGTTTATGGTTTTATAAAGTTTTTCCATGATTAACTAGCCTTTAGCCCATAAAGTTTAAAGTTTCCACCAGTTAAGTTTCCCATGCTAGCGCCCCCAAAACGAATACCATTAGCAGCGGTTGCATTCATAATGGATCCGCATGTCGAGAAGTTAGTAATAGATCCACCTGTGCTGCCGATGACTGTAAAGTTTGAAACAATAGAAGAATAGCCTCCAGCAGGAAAAAACTGTAGATAACCAGTTATTCCTATATTAGCCGTAGTTGTATTTGTAGTGGATAGAGTTAGCACTGTTTGACCAGAAGCACCCGAGCCAGCAGAGCCAGAAGCATCTGCATACACATATGCATAAGCATATTGGGCGGCAGTTGATAAAGTTCCACCCGGATACAACCGACAAGAAAAAGCAGATCCCCTTACATCAGTAAAAGTAATTAAAAATGAAAAATAAGTAGATGTATCTAAACCAGTAAAATCTACAACAGACGCTGACGCAGTTGCAGATGCTAAGTAAACAAAAGAACCACCACCCCCACCAGCGGCGGCAGAAGTCCAAGTCGTTCCGTTTGATGTAAGCACATTACCGTTTGTACCGGGTGCTACGAACTGAACCGCTGATGTTCCGTTACCGAGGATTACGTTGTTGGCATCTAATGTTGCCGCACCTGTGCCACCACGGGCTACTGCTAAAGTTCCAGCAGAAATGTTAGTAGCGTCTAAGCCTGTGATATTAGCGCCAGAGAAAGCTGCTGTACTAGATCCTGTACCGCCGTTAGCTACTGCTAATACGCCGCTAGAAATGTTAGTAGCGTTTAAGCCTGTAATATTAGCGCCAGAAAACGCGGCTGTACTAGATCCTGTACCGCCGTTAGCAATAGGAAGAACACCGTTTAAACCATCGGTAGCATCTAATTGCCCCGAAGTATTTAGATTACCAGCAATACGTGATAAATTAAATGCTTGTGTCATGCTTCCTCCGTTTACTTCTTAAGTTCAAGCACTGCAGCACGAAGTTCGTCAATAAGTTTATCACGTTCAGCTAATTTCTGGATGAGGTTTGTGTTCATTTCAGCCCACAACTGAACAACTTCCATACGCTCTTTATGGTCGCGTTCCATAATTTGAACTAGTTGCTCCGACGCTTCCAATTGTTTTTGAATAAACTTAATCATGTTAGCAGTTCCATGCCTTTAGGCTTTTGTTAATACGGCTGTTAGGATCGTTGGCAGTTTTTGCGCTAGTCAACTTCTTTTTCATGCCTTTCATGCGAGCGCAAAATGAATCACGACGCGGGCCACCCTCAGGCTGAGGAGCCTTAAGTCCCGGTTTACCGGGGTTAGCTGCGTTGTACGATGCGCGACCCTTGGCGTTCAATCCGCCGTTTGGGTTTTTTCCTTCTTTGCGTTGCCATGCTGGTGTCTTAGCCATACTTACTCCTATCTGTAGTTAGAGGTTTTTTGGGCAATTTTTTTCGGTTGTGCTACAAACTGCTTGCCTTTGCGATTGCCCTCCGCCTTGGCTTTATTTGTAGCTGCTTTTTCCCCGGGGCTAAGTGACTTCCACGCGGCATCCGGTAGGTAACGCTTTTTGCCTTTTGATGGAGATCCGTCGCTAGTACGCCACTTCTGAGCTGTCCAATCTTTTAGAGACTGCTGAGGGTTTTTCACGTTTTATACCCTCCACCCTTAGATTTATATTCTTTAGCCAGCAACTGAGCTTTACGCGCTGACCATTCACCAGGATCACCGCCTTTTGTTCCAGCCTTAATTTTGTTAAACAAACCTTTGCGCATACCCGGTTTGGTATACACCCCAGCCTGATTGACTTTAGATTTTGTAGTAGCCATTACTGTAATCCTTCCACAAACCTACGTGATCCGGTGTCAAACTGCACACCCCCTACGGTCTTACGCTCACGCTTACGCTGCTCTCTTGGAGAAGTCAACAACTCAGACAATGGCTGAACTTTAAAGCCATTGCGCTTGCGTGCTTCCTGCAGTTTCTTCCATTTCTGACGAGCCTCTTCTTTGGCCTCGTTATCATTTTCCTTGACTGCCCGAATATAGTCTCTCTTAATTTCCCCAGACTGAGCTTCGTATTTTGCTTCGTAGTCTATTTTAAACCCTTGCTTAGCAGACCGCACTGTCTGTTTAACAGGGGAAAGACCAAACGCCCGCCAAATAGTGTCCAGATCGCCTAGTTCTTCGGGCGGTAACAACACATCCCCACGATTGTTGGTTACACCTTCATTCGCAATACGATAAGCCTTCATGGCATCCCCAACACCCTTCGGGGTCATCAACTCCAAACCCTTCCAGTAATCGCCGTTAGCCATGTATGCAGCGCCATCCGCACCCCGGGCCAACAATCCACCAGCAGGGCCCGCTATCAACGTACCAATAATCTCTGCAGTTTTCTCACCATTTAGTTTGTCAATCTCGGTAAACGGTAAGACTGACAACATATTTCCCATACCAATCTTACCCGACAAGTCTGCCCCCGCCACTGTAGGTACGCCACGCGTAATTATGTTGGCAAGATCCTCGTCCCCAATATACTCCCGCAATTCTTTCTCAAGAATAAACGGCTCGTCGTCATCGCCTAGTAACTGACCAAGTATCCAAGCAATGGCTGACATACCGGGCAACCCAAGCACACCAGCCATAACAGCCGTGTTACCTAGGATGTAAGTTAGGGCTTTTACGGCAACGGCTCGATCTTTACCTGTGTAGGCATCTTTAATTAGCTTTGACATCAAGCTTAACTGGATCAACTGGAACTTACGGAACTGGAGAGCAACTTTACCAATATTTGTATTAAATGCTCGCGGTGCAGCAAACGCGCTGTAGTCGCCATGGGTATCCACAAGAATGTCGTCCGCATACTGCAGGGCTTTAGCGGCGCTACCAGACTTTGCCATTTCTAACCGATAGGCTGCAATCGCAGTAGATAGACGGTTTAGAATCTCTACTTTCTGAACAGCAAGCCGTAGACCTTTATCTACTTTATTCCAGCGGTCTTCAAATGCACCAGCACCTTCAATCCGTGCGTTGCCAAGTTCGGTATCAATACCAATATCAATACGGCCTCGATCAACCAAAGTCTTAATGGCTTGGCGAACATCAGCAGGCACTTTACTGTAGTCAAACTGCTGCTCAAACAACTTGGCGCTCTTAAATACTTCGCCCAGTTCAGTATATGCCTTAAACAGTGCCGTCGAAGATTTACCAATTTCATGTTTTGCCGCCATCAAAGGTAACGACATCATGTATGGCTGGGTTAAGTTTTGTAGGTAGTATCCCGGACTAGTCGCCAAGAACCATACAGAGGTTAATCGGTTAAGCTTTTGAGTGACCGGCATGGGTTCAAAGTCTAACGTCTGTGCATACCGCGCCATCAGTTCGTTATACAACTCCGACTTCCGTAACCTATCACCACCACCTGTGCGTACTTGTCCACGCATTTCTTGAATAGCATCTTGCGTCTGTTTATCATATTGGAGGGCGGACAGAAACCGCGCATCGGCAGCACCTTGTAGCCCAAACGACTGGAGCATATCAACTTCACCAGATACGCCCTTACGACGCATTTCGTTTTTCCGAGCGCTGGCTTCTGCCAAAGACTCTAAGTACAAGTCCGTTACAATACGACGCATCGTGGCAGCACCCGCACGCTCATCAGCTTTTTCAGAACTTGCCCGGGCGTCAATCTGTGAACGCAGTTTAGTCAAGGCTTGCAGGATATTGTTACCGCCGTATAACTCGTTTTCGTATTGATCGCGCTCACCTATTTCTACAGCCTCATCCCCGCCAAAATGTCCTTCATCAACCAAAGATTGTTGCAGCGCACGAGCCTGGGCTTCCGTATCTTTGAATGTGACATGGTAATGGTCAGGATCTTTTTCAAGGTCACGCAACTTTTTAGCATCACCATCACGCTCTGCCTGTCGGTATTCTGCTGACTTGGCAATCACTACGTACTTACCGATACGCTTGATCGGAGCATAGGGTATACCCTCACGCAACTTAAACAAGCTGTCAAATTTCTTAAGGTCAGCTTTTTTGTCTGCCGTCAGGGAGGCTTCTAGTTTGGCGTCGCCGTCTTTCTTGGCTTGCTCGATGGCTGCGTCGTACTCCGAGTTTGTAAACTCCATGACGGTTTTCTTTTTTAGCGCCAGCATGTCATCGCCATGCTTAAATACGGCACGGATAAATGCTTGGGCTTCAGGAGATAGACGTTTAAAGCGAATTGACAACTCAGGGTCAACATCTACTTTGTCGCTGCGATTGGTAGGTTGGAACCCCCATACCCCACGGCGGGTGGAGTCAAATATGTAACGGTTTACGCTACGATCACCCGTGCCACGGTTTTCTGCAGGCACGTTGGCGTACATATCCACAATACGCTGTACATCTTCTTCCATCTGCTTTGCCATCTGACCCCGTTCTTGGTTTAGACGGAGGTATTTGTTGGCAGCAGTCAGACCAGCCTTAACCGCACGGTCAATAATCACCGGGGTAAATGCGACGTAATCCATACCCTTACGGGCAAAATTTGCCAGGGAAATAAACGTTGAGCGTGTTGGCCCCTGTAGCCCAGAAGGAAGTTTGCGGATATTGCGCTCTACTGTGCCACGGTCAAGAGGGCGAATACTAAACTTAACTTCCTGTTGACTGCCCCCTTGCAAAGATGCTACGCGTACAATATTTTTGTCGCTAAACACAACAAGGTTGCGTGTTAATTCAGAATCTTCTGGGGCCTGAGATAATTTATATTTGAGATCTGCAATATATTCTGCTTGCTTCTCAGTATTTTTTGCCCAAGAAGGGTAAGAGCGAGGAGTTTTACCATCCCACGCTTCAAAATCTTCAATAATTGACTCAGCTTCTTCTAGCTTTTGAATATAGAAAGATTTTGATTTTTTACGGCTGCGAGCGTCTAAAAATTTAAGACCTTTAATACCAATGCCATTTAAAAATGTTGATACAACTTCATCAGTTTCATACTTTTGAACTTTAAGTGCTGCATTTTCTTCTATTGCATCAATAAAGAACATCTGTTCCAAACTAATGTCTTGCTTGTAATACCGAGCAAGGTTGTAATTTTTAATAATTTCTTGCAAAGTTAAATACAACTCTTGCCCAGTTAAATCTGAAAAATTCAAAGACTTTGTTATTTGGTTAGTAATCCAAGACCGTAAGCCGTAATTTACTTCTAGCTCTTCTGTAAATACTTTTTCAAGTTTGTTTAAGATACTAGGTTGTTTAGCCAGAGAGATATCCCAGTTAAGCAGTTCGTCTTGCTTAGCATTAACATCTACCCGAAGCATTGTTCCAGCAGGTTTAATTTGTTTTTCTGACCACTGTAAATCTTTTGTGGTATATGTTTTGCCGTTAACAGTAACTGGAACCCACAAAGGCTTAGCAGAAATGCTAGCACTGTCGAAATAATGACCACTTACATACATTCGTGCTAAATCTTCCGGCTCAATAGGATATCCTTTTTGAACTAAAAGCCCTTGAGTGTTTAGATCGTAAATTTTTTCTTTAGCTTTTGTGTTAGTTAATGGATGATTTTCAAAATAAACTTGAACGGCTTCTGGATTTTGCCAAGTAAATTCAGTTCTTGTTTTTCTACTAACATCAGAAGTCATGTATTCGTAAGCAATACCAAACCGTTGCGCTAAGTACGTTCCCCAGCCATAAGCTTGAGCCCCTTCACCAGTACTCATATACATATGATTAAACCGGCGAAACTCAGCAGCAGTCCCGTGCCAAGTACCCGCAATCTCCAAGCGTGCTGCTCCGTATGCCATATTAATAATATCTGTGGCATTCATTTTGTCTGGATTAAACAAATTCAGTTTGCGAATACCCTGCTTAAACGCTGACCATAGTGTACGGAACCAAGACGCAAACCCTGTTCCTTCAGCAACAGCTTTAGGGTTGACACCAGCAAGCAGCGCTTCTTCAATAAAATACGCAACCATTTCACTATTACGTTGCGCATCTGTGCTGTTAGCGTCAATAACTCGAACCAACGCTTTAGTAGCTAAAGTACATTCTAGAGAATCATCTTGCCGACCAGACCATTCAAGAAGAGTGTCTACTAACTTGTCAAATTGTTCTTCGGTAAGGATATTTTCCAAACCCAGGTGGGAACCAACTTCGTGCATAAACACAGCCCGTTCAGTTCCGGGGCTAATATTGTCAGCAATTAGATATGCTTTCCGATCTACAATAAATCCTTGCGTATTCGAAGTAATGGCTTCGCCAGAAGCTTTTTCAACTTTTTTCTGTATGTCAACAGGAATTTCGTCAATACTCTGATACACCTGCATCCGAGCTTCATTTTCTGCGCCAATAAAGTTACGAAGTTTTTTCCGAACGTCTGAGGCTTTTGAACCTCCAGCGGCTACCTTTTTAGAAAACTGAACCTTGCCTGTTTTAGCAGCGGCAATATTTACTGTTTCTTCGGGCAGCACAAATACCATACCACCATCAAACTTATCGAGGTTTGGCTTAAACTTGTTAAGGAATGTGTCGTGAGTAGTATTAATACATCCATAACTAACACGCTTTTCCTTGGCGTCTCCACTGGCTAAACGCTCAAGGCGTTTTTCACCGGTGTTGCCTAAGTATGCGGCGTGGATAGCCACCCAACTGCCTTCGCCTGCATCGTACGTTTCTTCCATGCCAAGCACATAACCGCCAGCATAACTCTCATCTTTAGAAACTTTAAGCGTAAATTTCCCGGCGGGGGTAATCTTTGGCCCACCTTGGAACGAAGACGTAGTTACTTTGTCACCGATATCTTTGCCAAACAAAGCGCTGTCTTGGACTAGTAGACTGCCATCAGCGTTAAACGCGTGGATCATACCCGCTTGTTTGTCGGCAATCATAAAGCCCTTGCCGGTTTTCTTGGCTGTAGCAGCCATATCGCGGTACACAGCCTGAGCCAGAGGAGACATCTTGGCTTTAGCGTTAGCTGGTACTTGCGTTTTCTGTTCTTTTGCTTTTTCGTATATGGCTTCAACGTTATAGTCAAAACCACTGTATTGAATAGCCGGGTTAAATACTAGGCCAAAAGCAACCATACCTTCTGCCATGGACTTAATAATCCCACGGATGGCAGCGGCAACAGACTCAGCGCCTTTGTTAATATAGTTAGTTACATCAGTAGCGAGTTTGCTAATAAACTCTGCTGTTCCAGACTTCGCCCCGTAATGTTTTTCTAGGGTAGCAACTTGTGTGTTTGGAAGCTGTTTTATTCCGTTTTCAATCATACGACGCTCACCCGGGCTAACTTCACGGGCTTCAACGTCAATAGTGCGGGTATCGTCTTCAAGCGCAAGAATCTTCTCAACGTTACGCATGGTTAGCGTAGACGGATCATCCAGACGCAAGACTAGTGCTTGCTGGGCTTCAGACAGTTCGACCCACTCTGCCAAGCCAAGGGCTTCAACTTCTTTACTTGTGACTAGGCTGTTCCACGCATCTTCGGCGTCTTCTTCGCGGGTTGCGAGTTCGTCGCTGACTTCATCTTCTTCGGCAACGGCTTGTTTTTCGGTGTCTCTTTTTGCCACCGCTCTGCCATCTCCGGCTTGTTTGCGTACATCCACTTTTTCTGGGCTTGGCTCTTGAACGGCATCTTCTTCCTCCTGCGTTTCTATAGTTTCGCGCCCAGCTTTGCTAGCACGGGCAACGGTTTCACGTCGCTTAAGTTCGGCAGTAATATCTTCCAACAAAGTTTTATCGTCTACTTTACCCTCAAGCGCAGCCATAGCCGCATCCTGTAAATGCGCATCGCTAACATTTTTCAGGTTCTTGCGGTTTTTCTTTATGGACGAACGCCAGTTACTTTTTTCACTAACATCGCTAGTTTGGCTTAAGCCCTTCTCAGATCCCACAAACGTCAGATTTGTATCTCGCTCGTCTGCTGTAGTTTCTGATTTGTCTTCGAGAAGCCCTTCTCCCATGACAGGAGCAATTGCGCCTTGTTCTTCAGCCGATGTAGGAGTTGTATCTTCCGCCCCTTCTACTGCAGGTTCTACTTCGAAGTCCTTAATAATCAGGTCTTCCATTTCCTTCTGGGCTTCGGACTCGTTAGACAAGAATGTATACACATCTTGTAACGACCTGCCTTGAGCAATGACTTCGTTTTTCAACGCTGCCTGATACTTAGGCTTAAACCACAGAGCTTTGGACTGTTTACCAGTGTTGGACTCAAAATACTTGTTTTTGATCTTAGACACCACAGTACGATCAATATCGTACTTAGCCGCAATAACAGATTGGTTTCCAGTGACCTCTAACAAATCGTAAACAATTAGACCATCGCGTTCGCCAAATACGTCAACAAATAACTTTTTGGCAAAGTCTTCTTTTTCAGTCGGAGTGCCTTCTGTTACTTGCGACGGCGCGGCTTCGCTGCCAACAGAAACATTGGTGTCGATGGGTCCACCACCTCCAGGCCGTGCTCCACCTTCTCCGCCGGGGACATTTTGGACGATGTTCTGTCCGCTAGGCTGGCTTCCTGGTTGCTGGGATTGAACGTTTGTGGGTTGAACATTAAGTCCTGTACCGCCCGCTGGCGCTCCTCCACCGACTGAAACTGCTCCCACCCCGGTAGACACTTGCTGTTTTTGTCCATTTTGTACATTTGTTGCTCCTTCTAAAATTTGAGTAAATGCCGGAGATACGCTCCCCGTAAGCGCTTCGTATGTGCGTGCCAATGTTTCCACATTTTTATCTGTGGCTTTTTTATTGGCGTCGCCCAATGCTCGAATCTGGTCGTTAAGAATCTGTGCAGCCGTTTCCAGCGAATCGGCTTCGTTAATCTGTAGTTTCTCTAGTTGCTTGGTTGCAGCAGCCGACAGGGCTTTAGCCGTAATCGTAGGTTGTACAGACATCGTGCCAGACTTAAATACTGCGGCTTCCATTTGCCGTTGAATATCGGACTTACCTTCGTCGGCAATAGTCAACTCAGTCAAAAACTGTTTAACAGAATTAGTACCGTAGACATTACGTCCACCAATATTAACAACGGCTGCGCCAGTTCCGGGCATTTGTGACTGAGTTAGTCCATACCGCTGACCGGTTTCTGAAAGAATTTGCGGATCGACCTGCGGTGTCTGCTGTCCGCTCGCAGTAGGTTTCGCTTGCGGTTGAGTGGCTTGGGCTGCTGGAGCCGCCGCTTGACCTGTACCCGTTTGAATTTGCTGAACAGGACCAGCACCAAATACCATATTTTGTTGTCCACCGGTACTTGTAAATTGTAGTCCCGTATCCAAGCCAGCCTGTTGCGCTCCGACATAGCCACCTACGTTGTATGGGTTAATCAATTCTGATTCCCGCGCTACAACTTGCGGCATCAGTTCCTCAGCCGAGAACAACGACATCTGTCGATCTTCATTGATGGCAGACTTAATACCGTCGTCGTCCGGAGTTAAATTACCAGTAAGGTTGTCGTTAGAGGCTTGCAACAAACTACCAGATTGACGACGTGTAGCAAACGCAACACCTCCACCAGTGATACCACCAAGCGCGCCGCCTAAAGCAGCCGCACCCACCACGCCTCGCATGGGGGTTGTATCAACGCCATACTGCATAGCAGCAAGGTTGGCAGACAATTTAGTTGAGCCTTCTTCAACGGCTTCTTGAAGGGCTTCCGACCCAGCAGACTTTAGAATGCTTGAGCCACTTCGTTTTGCGCCGCTAAATAATTGTGCTTCAGCACCAAGTATGCCGGTCACTCCACCTATCACAGCAGGGACTATGCTAGCCTTGCGGGCTGCTTCTGTCGCAAGTCGTTTTGCTTCATCAGGGTTTACCCCTAAATTAATTTGAGATTCGTAGACTTGTTGATATGCATCACCAGCCGCATCACCGCCACTAAGTGCAGCACCAGAAGCAACACCAGCCGTTATTTCGTAAGGCCGAACACCTCGAGCCGCAAGAGCGGCTTCGTCAGCAGCACGTAAAGGACCAGCAGCACGGCCTGCCGCAATCGCACGCTCACCCGCACCAGTAGCCCGACCTAATAGTCCTGCACCTTTAATAGCGATACCGGGAACAACAAACGACCCAATTGCTTCGGAGATAGCCAGGCCAGGAGACTGAACAACATATTTGCCAACACCTTTTAAGGCTTCCATCCCACCTTCTTCGATGGATTGCCCAAGTTCTTGTTTAGCCCGTTTTGTTACATCAGATTGTTTTTCTTGGCCTTCGCGTATTAATGCTTCAATTTGAGAAGCCAGTTCGGTTCCCGGTTGAGCAAAGTCAACAATAGATTTAGTACCACCTAATATAAGATTTGCGGCATTAATAACATAGTCGTTGGCTGCACCTAAAACACCACGTTTTGCAGGTTTTGTAGAAACGCCCCAATCTGCAGGATTAAAAGCGTCACTACCACCACTATCGTCAAAATATATTGCCATTGCCTACCTTTAACGCTATTGTGTTTGGTACCTACCGTATTTACGTTCCCATGCTTCGTACTCTGGATTTGGTCTGCCAGTATCGACAATACCACCTCTAGTTTGTTGTTGTATAGTTCGAGGAGGGGGCGGAGGAATATTAGGGGTTACAGTAGCTCCTCTACCACTAGAAGCTACGCTAGAAGATTCTGCTGCATTATTCGTAGTAGAAGGTGCAGGGATTGCCGATTGAGGTTGTTTAGTAGGCGCAGCCTGCGGCATAAAATCTTTAATTAAATCTTCAGGTGTAGCTCCTAACCCCATTGCTGTTTTTGCGGCTTGGCTTGCTAAAAACTTTTTAGAATCACCTTTTGCCGCTGCAGCAGCGTCACGCAGTATAGGCAAAGATTGCGTCGGAAGAATGGCAACTCCTGAGGCTTTCAAAGTTCCTTTTACTACATTACCCAAAATACCAGTAGTAACTTGCGTTTGATTACCTTCAGAATCTCTAACAGGGCCAGTACGGGTATATACATCTGGGAACCGAAGTTCCATACGGGAAGCCAACTGTATAATAGCTGATGCATTTTCTTTTGGATTTTTTAGCAATTCTTCCATTTGAGCGTTCATGGACTGCATATCTCGCAGCTTATCTGCTTGTAGATTTGACACACGAGCAGAGGCATTAGAAGCACTAATTGATGCACGAATTTGCTCAATTCTTGCAGGATTTGTTTTTAGCTCCATTTCTAAACGCTGTTGCTCCATACCAAGACGCTGATCTTCGCGTCCTTCTGTTCGTTTAGCTCGCATGGCGTCTATAATAGATTTTGGATCGCCTAGCAACTTCATGGCTTCAGATTCAAATTGCCCCATCCGAGCTTCTCTAAGCGCTTCCGCAGCTTCCGAACCAGACGTAAAAATTCTTTCGACTTTGCCATCTTTACCAATAAGCTGAATAGTAGCCAAAGCATTTGTTTCGGACTTAGGTTCTACGTACTTGACGTTTAACCCGTTTTTCTTGGCCGTTTCGTATAGCCCAAGCATTCCTTTGCTTTCAAACGCACTTTCAATTGTGGCAAGATCTTTGTCTAATTTGTCCATAGAAGCATTAAACTTGTTTTGCGCTGCTTCTTTGCGCTCTAGTTCTTTAATTTGAAAATTTTCAACCCTGGCTTGTCGACCAAGGCGTGGATCAATAGCAGATAGACGACGAATATAATCTTTGTCAGCTTGTTCTTGAGTGTATTCTTTAGCCGTTACGGTTGAGGGGCCTGTTGGAAGCGCACCCTTTCGCGCAGCACCTTCTCGCATTACGTCAACAGCAGATTGAGCTACAGCGCGATCAAACTCTGCGTCATCAGTTTTGGATTGAAGGGCTTGAGCTTGTTGAGGACCAACACCAGCCGCTCCTTGAATGCTTTCAGTGTAATCAGTTTGCGTTCCAGCTCGTCCAAGGGTTTCGCGTCCTGCCGCTTCAATAGCACGTTCTTTTTCTATACGGCGACGACGTTCTTCCTTAATTAACTCGCGTTCTTCTTCCTCAGACAACATCTGATATGTCTGCAAACCTGCTTTTGCTGCTCCGCCTAAAAATGCACCAAAATTAAACGCCATAATTTACTCCAGTACTAAATCGTAATTAACGGCTTTGTATCCATCAGCCATAGTAATAACGGCTTCAGGTAGGACTTGTTCAACTTCGTCAGCCATAACGCCAACATAAGTTTTATCGCCGTATTTGTCTTTAAGGGAATCAACATATTTAAATGAGTAAACGCCAATATCCCATTTTTCTAGTGTACCAAGGCGTTGAATATCTGTTTTGAGTCGGCGATCAGAGCTCCTTATACCTATTCCAGCAGCAGTACCAACTGCTTGCCCAATACCGGAAGCAAATGCCGCATCAGCTTGTTGTTTAGCACTATAGGCTTGAACGTCAGCTTTGTATTTATCGACGCCAAGTTGTCCAACTTGATTCCATCCTTGCATCGCCCCGCCGTAAGCGCTGCCCATGTTTTGAGTCATAGCACCAGCGTTTTGTATTGGGATCTGTCCGGACATAAGTGCTTGATTACCTGCAGTAAGGGCTAGGCCGGTAGAAGTTGCCTGATTACCAAACTGACCCTGAGCCAAAGCAGTTGCGTCCATTCGCTTAGCCCAACCAAGTTGTTCGGCAGCAGTACGGGCACGGTTAGCAGCAGCCGCTTCCATTGCAGCAGTATCAACACCAGTAGCTCGCATCATGCCTTGATATCGACCAGAACTAGGATCAATACCAAAACTTTGTTGTTGCAAAGCTAAATTACGTGCTTCACGTTGGGTTGCAGACCGCACATCGCCAAGGGCAAGAGCGGCTTGCTTTTCTTGATCTTCGGCACCACCTGCTTTTTCGGCTTCTTCAAAAATTTTTTCTTGAAGCGGATATCCATATTTTTCATATCGCTCCATGCTTTCTTTTGCGGACTTCATCTGCAAATCTTGAAGGGCACGGTCTAGCTCAAACTGTTCGTCTGCTCGAGCTTCTTGTTTTAAAGATTGTTCTTTAAGAGTAGGCCAAACTTCGGTTTTCCAAGAATTTAAATACTCCTTAGAAATTGCTGCCATTTCACGCTGAGCCCTACCAATATTAGGGTCTGGAGCGGGAGCACCGCCGCCGCCTTTACCACCCTCAAGCGTCATACCTCCGAACAATCCGTTCCGAGATTGAAATGCCTGTTCAGGCAACATGGAAAAATGATCGTATTTCACCGTTTAATCTCCAAAAATCGGCACTCTTCCCGAAGCATTCCGTATACAATCATATCTGTACCATCTGTGCATGCTCGCCTAAGTACCCCTTCTCGCTTAAAACCCAAATGCTCATCAAATTTTTGTGCTTCTATATTGTCAACGCGAACAAGGCCGGTAATGCGGTTGCACTTCAGTTGGATAAATGGGTACGCGAAACAGCGCCATAAATACTCCCGTGTCATCCAGCGTTTGCCCGGTACTGCGGCGACATGCATTGAAATACCCGCTCCTGTGTACAAATTAAAAACTACACCAGCTATTAGTTCACCGTCTTCTTCCAGCCCAATTCCTATCGCCCCGCTACCAAAGTCGTCTTCTCCGACTTGTTTTCCAACCCAATCAATTACTTGCTTGTCCTGCCCGTAAATAACTGATTTCATATTTTACACATGTAATGTATATAACACACTAGTTCTAAACTGTAAACTAGTTTCCACTAAAGTTCAGACGGCTAATAATCTCGTTTATTTTCGCAATAATGTCGGCAGTTGTTGCAGTGCTAGACAACTGAGCAATTTCACCCACCTGAGGACGAGCCCCAGTAATAATCTCCAAGTTTTCCTTCATGGCAACCAGCATACGCTGAAGGTTTGAATCAACAACGCCGCCATGCGCCGCAGGAATTCCAGGCTTTTTCATTCTACAAGGCTCTTCAATTCTGTTACATCTGTTGCCATACCAAACATACGCACAGGCACATTACCAGAAATCAGCACTTCCCAAATATACGCTTTTTGCCCGGCTGGCATCCGGACAGGTTCGTTACTTGTCATTGCAGCTTGATAAATCAAAACGCCTTCGGCATATACAAAAATGTTGACCGACCTAGTATCAGCAATATTAGGCAAATCCATCAAAATAGAACCATTAAGTGTGTATACATTTAGGGGGGTTGAATTTATTACCCCTTGTAGATTGCTAGACGATGTAGCCCACAACGCAGTGTTAGCGGCAATAATTGCCTGTATAAGTTGATTATAAACATTTGTGTTGCTAATTAAATCATAGTCAGCTCGAACTTTAAGCACTCCAAAGTTGGTAGGGCTTGCCATAACAAACTGTTTGGACTTCCACTCGAACAAACTGTTGTCAATAACACTAGCGTCTAGCTGATAAATATCATTATCAATTGTGGATACAGCGTAAATATTCCCGGTGCTTTTATCTACGTATGGAGCACGACCACTAAAGGTCAACTGAGATAACGGCGGAATATCGTTACGGATGAGGACAATTGCATTAGTCTCTACCCCGACTGTATAAAAGCCAACATACTGATTGTTGTACAACATGGCTTGTATAGAACTGGGGTTTAGGGCTTGCCATTCGATACGTGTGTACAAACGCTGAGAAATAACATCTACGCCGCTGGGAGATATAGAGACTAAGCCATTGGGGCTTGCATACAAAACACCAAACTGATCTGACACAATAGATCGTTTCGAAACACACGGCTGTGGAACTGGCAACTTAGTCTGAGACATAGCCAGAGGGCTAGAACCAGTAATTAGATATGGCTGGCGTTCGGTCAAAACAACTAGCGTTGTATCATACACACCTAAGCCAACAATTCGAGAGTCCACCACAAGGGTATATAGATCCGGCCAAGCATGCGGGTAGTACGGTTCAGCAAACCAGACTTCGTTGTCTCGGAATCCTGCCATCATGCCGTTAGGCATAGACACAATGCCCTGTAGATCAGTAGGGGGTGTATTCCAACTTTGCGTTTGCAGCAAGGGTCCTAAGTTAGCAACTGCTAACGTATCGGCATAGCTTGCTGTGGCAATGGGAATTTCTGCTACTAACTGGTAACTAACTGTCGCCCCGCCAGTAACCGTACGATAAATACGGCAGTGAGTGATGTTGTAGCCTGTGGTTGGCGCGGCTGCAAATCCAGAAACAGTAACTGTTGAACCTGAAACGTGAGTATTTACTGTAGCCGCAGGGCTGGGTGCGGATTCTTCTGTTACAGCACCAAACGTAGATATATAGGTATAGACATAAGCCCGAGTTTCTGCAGTACCGCCACTACCAGTAGATACTAGGGTGGGAGCAGTTGTGGGGGCAGGAACGCCAAGATATAACCAGGCGTCAGGAAATGGCGGGCTACCAAGCCCAGACGATGTTGCTAAAACCCAGTTTGTTTTTTTGGGGGCAGTATCCCCAGTATAGTAAATACGAAAATCTGTATCGTCGGCAATCGGACTTGGAGCCACATCCACATTTGCCGCCCACTCAAGCCAAACCGAAGCCCCAGTTGCCTCATTAGTCAACCGGTAAATACTTTGAACGTTATTAGTAACGGGCTGATAAACTCGCGTTTCTTTTTGCCACGAACGAAGTTCCAGCGAGGTTAGCCGAACATTCTTGGCAATTTGTGCCGCATTATCCGGAAGTTGGGTAGGGCCCGTCCTTGGAATAGTTCCTGAAAAGTTTTCCAGTTTTATTGAAGGCATGACCCTAACCCCTTACTTAGTCTGTAACAGACTCTTCTGTTGTTTCTTTACGAGGACGCCCACGTTTGGGCTTGTCTTCGACTTCTTCTACAGCAGGAGCATCAAGCTGAGCAAGATACTCGTACCCTTCGTCAGTAATGGTAAATGTACCCTCTTTCATGTACCCAATCATTTTACGGTTTGGCCCAAGCCCAACAATCATTTGATCACAAACCAATTCGCATTTTGTTTTCTCTAAAAACTGCTCTACAGACATCACCATGCTTTTCTCCTTATACTAAGCGGCGGTACATTGTACCAGTTAAAAACAGTGTTGTAACATAAGATCCTTGAATTTTCTAGGGATCTTGCTATAGTCGTTATCAAAATCATTCGGCATAGCCTGCCAAACGACAGGAACGGCATGGGGAGCTTTACCCTTGGCGTACCATCTTCTGGTGTACCGCATACACTGGTAAAACCAAACATAAGCATTTGCCTTTTTGCGGTAATCACATAGATCAAATGGTAGTTCATAGTCCTTAATTTTCTTGACCGATCGTACTTCACAGTCCAATTCTACTAATGCACTACCGGTCAAAACCTTGGACAACTTCTCCCCCCTCAAGGAAATATCGCCATCAAGCCATTCTTGTAGCCAAACCAGGGGGTCATAACCATCTACTTTTTGCCGCCAGTATTTGCAGTTCTCTGACCACTGATCTCGGTGGCAAGTTTCATGCACAAGGATTCGCAGCCAATCAAGCATAGGCTTGTAACAAGCAACTACTAACTCAGGTTCATGGTCTGAAAAATAACCTGCACAGTTTACGCCATCCATTTTGACGTGCTTTTTCCGCAGCAACTTAGCATCCACATCATGTTTATAGCACTCGTCAATCTCGAACTCTACCCATGCTCGCAAGTGAGGCGGTAATTTTTCTAGGCTAATTTCAATCTGTGTCATCCCTAAGCCTTCCACGAAACCCATGTCCCCGACCGTTTGGTGGGGGTTCTATCCACTAGTATAGGGGCAGAAAAGGTAATTCCGTGTTCTGGGTGAGTTATCCACAAGGCTTGTCGGGGTGGCTCAAACGGGAAGTTATTTTGATACGCATACTCATCGTAGCCCTTAAGCGAACCGTTGACGATTAACCGCTGTAACTGAATTAACTGATGCCAATGCCCTAGTAACAAAGTATCATACTCTGTATCAATTTGTGCGTTGCGGGAACGTTTTTTGTGGTCGCCTCGAATAATGGGGCCAAGCGCACCTATCATGCCATCCCCGCCACGAAACTGATCTCCATGCGTAAGCAGATACCGGTGCCCATAAATCTGAAAATAAGCGTCAGACCCGTCGGGAATCAAGAATCTAACCCGCGGATCATTTTCAAACCGTTTGGCTAGGAAGTTATAGACCAGCCAATCAAACGAGGTAAAGTTCCGTCCCTTAGCTCGAATCTTGTATGTATTGCGACCATGGTTGCCTGTAACACACGGAACAAATACGTTACCGAATTCGTTTGCCAAAGTTTCGATACACCAAGTCAGAATACCCCAAAGGTCAATAACGATGGGCATAATCTCTCGTTCGTTTGACACAGACAGTTCTTCATGGATGTCGCCAGACACCATGTCCCCACCGAGGGCAAATACAATCCCGGGATATTCTGGATTGGCAAATCTGGTTTTTAAAATCCCAGTTGCGGTTTGAATTAATATTTGCGCTCGTTCTTGTGCAATGCGCAAATCATATCGATTGACATCGTTGATTTGTTTAGTGTCAACTACCTCACCCCAATGCCAGTCAGAAGCAAATATGGTCGGCACTCCAGTAACACTTTTAGTCTTGAGTGGTTTGATCATCCAGTTGGGTATCTCCAACAGACTCTCAGATTCAGCCAACTTAATAATCTTTTCTCGAACATACTGTTCGTCCAGCGTGGTTTTACGGGCTGAATGAAGTTGTGCTCGAAGCGAACGAAGTTGGTCGTGAAGTAAAGCTGCTTTATCAAAACCCTCGTCTTCATTGTTTTCTGTAGCCAGCTTACTTTTTACTGTTTTACGCCGTTCAGCTTCTGCAAGTCTGTGTCGAAAAGTACTTTCGTTAATATTTAAAGACGCAGCCGCTCGATCACTGTTACCGCGATGCTTTGTATATGCTTCCACAGCTTCTAAAAGTTGCTCATCCGTTAGCGGTTTTTGCGCCACTATTTACTCCTCATAAAATAAAACCAAGACCTGTTATGCTACAAGGCCTGGTAAGTAGACGGTTTTTCCGTTTTGTTTTGTGGCAGTTAGGGTTTGCTTTTTAAGGTTTTGCGGGTCGTAGCTGACGTGAACCCAGCCGCTGTCCGGGACACCTGGCGTGTAGAACTCGAGGATGACTTGCGTGAAGTTGAGGTTTTCCGTGATCCACTTGGCGAGGTCCGCGTTGGCGATGCCTGGGATTTCGATGTCCGCCGCTTGCCCTTTGCAGTGGTCTGACGTTGGGCTTCCACCAACTTTTTGATTAACGGCGGGGGCGCGATAGCCGGAGTTACACTTGACCCCCTTCTGGAAATAGTCTCTAACAGGTTGAAGAACCTGCTCACATAATTGTCGAAGATTTTCAATTTCTGTTTCTCCAGGGGTGTTATCCATGTCATGCCGCAAAGCTGTATCGCTTTTGACTAGCTCAGACAAGGTAAAGTTAGTTGTTAGGTTCATTTCTTCTTATCCATGATTTCGTCAAGTTGCATGGATTTTTCCTTACTGCCTTGACTAGACCCAAAATAATAGCCCAAGACCATGGTCATGGCCGAGGTCAAGGCGCCTAGAACGTAGATAAGAATGTCTTTGGACTGGGTGTTTACTTCCACAAATATAATCACCAAGAACAAAATAAAGGTCAGGGCTACCGTGCCAAGAGCCAAAATAGGAGTAACAATCTTATTGATTATTGGGGCAAACTGGCTTGTAGCAATTTGAACCTCCCGATTACGGGCCGATTCCATTTCTTTTGCCATGGCTTCTAATTCACCCAAATGCCCTTTTTGCGCCAACTCCATAAGTTTAGCTTGAGCTTCTGCTTTAGCTGCAGGATCTGGCAAAACCTTGTCTAGAACTTTTTCACCGATCGATAATAGCGCGGCAAACGGAATCATAAATGCCCCTTAGCAATATAATAAATAGTTACCAAAAAGAAGGATATGGTGAAGCACCAGACCTTTAAAAGTCTTAATTTAGCCAGATCCCTACCAAACTCGTCTTTGCCGTCTTTTACTTCCTTCATCTGGCGTTCTTTAATCGCCAGAATCTCAACCCATTCCTTCTCGGCCTCAAACTTGCCGTACCGCTCAATTAAACTATCCTTTAATTCGTTTTCTGCTTCTTTAATTTGCTTTAATCTGCGCCACTCAGCGAAGGCAGTCATAATTGTAGTATCTCCTGTAACAAACCTCTGCTTTTTCTTATACGCCTGCTTGGCTTGTAACTCGGCTACACCTAGACGCTGAATATCATCTACGGCAGACGACAACTCCTTGCCCGACTGAATTGCTGATTTGATGCCTTGTGCCGCACCTTTTGCCGCAGTAAGTATTGGATCAATATCACTCACAGTAAATTTCGTAATTTATATAAAGTCGATAAATATTGTGATACTACTTCGTCAATAATATTTTGCAAAGCGGTCTCAGATTTCTCAACCGCGGTGTAACGAATTTTCTCTACCATATCTAAATGGCGCTCTAGAATATCGTCAATCTCGCCTTTACTATCTAACGGCAATTGTGGGATATCTCGAATAATCCCATGACGACCTTGATATGCTTCAGCAAGGCTATCAGCCAAATCTACGATGCTATCGTAAAACGAACCTAGTGCCATATGTTGTGCGTATGATTTTGTACGCAGATGCTCTCTATGAGCAACTTCACGACTTAGAAACAATATTGCAATCAGGCGACCAATCATGTGTAACTCCCTTATTTGGGCATATGCCCGTTACTTCCCATCCAAATTAATAAAAATACAACGGCCGCGCCAATTACCATTGTGGCTTTTTTAACAGTAGCCTTGCCAATTTCTAAGTAAAACCGTTCAACGGCCTTTTCGGCTGCTTTTTCAGCAATGGCTTCAATTTCTTCTTCGGTCAATCCGCCGTAGGGTTGTCGTGCCATACTCAATCCTTATGCTGTAAATGTGTTAGAGCCAACTGTAGTAAACGTATGAAGCGTATTTCCACCGACTGAACTGACTGTACCGCCAGAGCCTCGCTGCGCACCAGAATAACGAAGGATAATAATTCCTGAGCCACCAGCACCAGAAAGACCACCAGCAATACTAGACACGCCGCCTCCGCCGCCGCCAGTATTAGACGCACCACTTACAGCATTGTTAGTATTAGCAGTAGCTCCAGCGCCACCGCCACCAAGACCTCCATTACCTCCGGCTCCGCCGTTGTATCCGCCGCCTCCGCCTCCGCCTGCGTAATAGACAGAGGAACCCGTAATTGTAGATACACGTCCATCTCCACCGTCTCCACCTAGAAGACCTCCACCAGGGCTACCGGATTCGCCTGCTCCACCTCCACCTCCGCCACCATATGTACCACCAAGTGCGCCATGGAATCCTTGCATCCCTCGACCAACAGAAGTTCGTGCATTACCTGGACTACCGTATCCACTATTTCCGCCGCCGCAGCCGCCGTCAAGTCCAATATAAAAAGTAGAAGAATCAAATGAACCGCCACCGCCGCCGCCTGCAGCGACCATGTTAGCAAATATTGATGGATCTCCGTTACGTCCATTATTGTATGATCCACTTCCGCCAGCGCCACCCGCTCCGACGATGGCAAAATACTGAATTCCACTTTTTACTTGGAACATACCAGCAACAACTCCGCCTCCGCCACCTCCGCCACCAAAGGCATAAGCACCGCCAGCACCACCGCCGCCAACTATTAAATATTCTACCCAGTAAGTTTTTGACAAATTAGAAAACTCAACCCAGACGCTATTAACAGTGTCATACCACTCAGGATTGCCCGTAGTTGAATTCATACGGAACATGCCAACAGCCGGAGTTGCCGGACGTTGTACTGTTGTCCCTACAGGCAAAATTACTGCATCTGTTCCAACGGTATGTAAAGTTACTGTAGGCGTAACTTGATTGATACCAACACGATTGTTTGTGTTGTCGACCGTGAGAACACCTGAAGGAACTCGCGCATCAACGGCATCTTGGACAAAAGCTGTAGACGCAACTTGTGTTGTGTCAGTGCCAAGGGCAGCAGTTGGAACGTTATTAATACCAGTAAATGTATTAGTACCGCTAAAAGAATTGTTACCACTAAACGTGTTATTGCCACTAAGCGTGTTGTTAAGGGCTAATCCGGCTTTCTCTGTATCAAGTTCGCTAATCGCTCCCTGCACTGTTGTAGCAGAAATATTACCGGCAGGGGTGTAAGTTATAAGAGCATTGAGCGCAGCAGCAACCGGACGAAGTTCAAGCCGATCACCAGCATTGTACGTACGTGGAACTGTGCCATCTTGCCCACGCACGACTGTCATCACGTCTGCAACACGGGCTGTAACTTTAACAATTTCTATATTGTTGGCGGGATCAACTAAAGTAGCGTAAAAATAATCGCCAGAGCCAGCTACTAAAATTGGGAAAAGCGCTCCCTGTGAACCAGACACTGTAATAGTTGTGTCGGTAGCTGGATTATTGCCAATGGAGGCAGCAAGTGTCCCTGAGGCGTTATTGGTAAATTTTACTGTCATGTTTATTCCTCATTAGTAGGTATTTCAACCCAATCTGTTACATCTTCATCCCAACTATATTTTTTGCCGTCGGTTGGCATAGCAACTGGCGCTTCCCACTGAGCCGTCGTTTGATTTAGAACCCATGAGGGGAATGGCTTGGGCGGTATGAACGCATCTATTCCAGAATCATATGTATGCCCAATACCGGCATAGTTCTTTCGGATATTGCCGTTATAAGAGGTCTTAACCCAATTTCCACCGAATAAGCGCTGGCAGAAAGCCACTCCGATGGACTCTACTTCGGTACCATCGGGGGTTGAGGTATCTCTATTGTCAACTACGATTACCCGTAGCACGACGTTGTTTTGATCAAGTTCAGCGAAATGTGCCATATGTTTCCCTTTACGCAGCCTTCTGCTCTTCAATAATTTGATCTACCTGCTGTTGAATCTTGGCCTGACCAGACATCGCTTCAATCTGTTCTGGCAACCATATCGTATTGATGGAGTCTTCAAACGCCTTGATCTTCTCCATCGTATCTAAGACTTCTTGCCATGTTGGGCATGGGCGTGGGTCTTCCCACCGGGTAAAGTGTGAGTTACTAATTTCCCATTTGGCACCGGGACGCAACAAGTGCATCGCCATGTCAACCCCATATAAACGGTATATTTTTGTAGTCATAGTTTATGGATTAAGTTTAAGAATTACGATACCGGAACCGCCAGCGCCTGCGGTGTATGAACCATAAGCAACAGCACCACCGCCACCTCCTCCGCCAGTATTTGCGGTTCCGTTCGTAGCATTTTGGCCTGTGCCGCCACCGGCATTTCCTCTACCACCAGTACCACCGCCACCAGCGCCGCCTGTGCCAATTATTTTCTTTGGGTTAAAAAGGCTATCGGTATCAACACCACCGCCACCGCCGCCAGAATAGGTTACAGATGAGCCAGAGATTGATGAAGAAGTGCCAGCACCGCCATTCCCTGCGCTAGCAGATGTTGCGTTTACACCTACCGCAGATGCCCCACCACCCCCACCACCATTGGTATAATTAACGAGATCTGAATTACCGCTTCCGCCATTATTACCCTGCGAAGGGGTGGTTGATGGGGTGTTTCCAGAACCTCCAGCAGCATTTGAACCACCACCGCCGCCACCGGAGCCACCATTTAACCCAGTATTATTTGATGTTGCGCCACCGCCTCCACCACCAGTTGACGTTACGCTACTGAAAACAGAGTCGGTTCCATTAGATCCTTTTGTCGTTCCAGATGCGCCTCCAGCGCCGCCGCTACCAACAGTAATGGTATATCGTGTTTGTGGCGTTACACTCAATGCTGTTCCAGTCCTAAATCCACCAGCACCGCCACCACCATAGTTTCCACCGCCACCCCCACCGCCAGCCACTACTAAATAGTCAACAGAAGTAATACCCTGTGGGCAGACCCATGTACCTGATGTGGCAAAGGTTAAAACATAAGACGCTGGGATTTGATAGCGAATAATGACAATACCTGAGCCGCCTGTGCCACCAGCACCGAAAAAAGCAGAACCACCACCTGCACCACCACCCGTGTTAGCAGCGCCGTTATCACCAGCAACACCGGGAGAAGCATTTGCATTTTTACCATTACCACCACCACCTGCACCACCAGAACCAGCAGTTCCAAAATATGAACCACCACCTCCGCCACCTGCGTAAAAAGTGGAAACTGTATTAATTGCTGAGGCTGTTCCGTTTCCGCCGTTACCGCCAACAATCGCAGGTGATAAAACTCCCGCTGTACCAACCGCAGATGCTCCACCGCCTCCACCAGCCGCACCTGTGGTAGACCCATTTCCAACTCCGCCAGCACCATTATTACCTTGAGACGGAGAAACGGAAGGGGTGTTACCAGAACCACCAGAAATTGTTGGAGTACTTCTATAACCACCACCGCCGCCACCGGAACCACCGTTTCCACCGGGAGCAGATGATGCACCGCCTGCCCCGCCTAAACCACCACCAGTGGATGTGATGGTTGAAAATACAGAATCACTACCTGCTACACCGGATAATGACGAACCACCAGCACCTCCAGCACCACCAGCGCCAACTGTAACTGTGTAAGGAGTGCCAGCAGTTACTGGAAACCCGGTTCCAGTTCTAAAGCCCCCGGCGCCACCTGCACCGCCAATATCTGAGCCTGCACCGCCACCGCCAGCGACAACAAGATACTCAACAAACGTCACGCCTGTTGGGCAAGTCCATGTAGTTGTTCCTGAACTAAAAGTCTCAATGACCGTTAAAGACTGCAAAGGCCATTGATTACCCATAATGGCATTACGAATCTGGTTAAGACTCCAAATCCCATTAGCGCCGTCTACGGTTGGATAAGGCATTTAAGAAATCTCCTCGTAAGAGCATACAGCTTCAATATCGCTTGCGACAGATGCTGTTAAACGAAGTGAGTCACCTTCTTCCAGGTAGATTGCTTTTGTCATCACGTCAATCGTTGCGTCTGCTGGAACGGTTACAGTTTTAGCAATATGATATGCGGTTGATGATCGATACAAGTCAACGGTCACATCTGCGTTGCTTACGCCATCTACGTTGCTAACATACAGAGCGTTTACCTTGAATACTTTGCCGCTTGCTGCACTGTTTGTAACAATTGCAGTAGCAGAAGTTGCAACGGCCTGAACCGCTGTTTTACCGGTAATAACACTGACGTTTACTATATTAGGTGCTGCCATTTTTAACCTCCGAAGACGATTGCCATTGCGATGGCTTTACCTGTTGACGCCCCGCCAAGATTGTTAAGGGCAGTTGTTGCGTTTGCTACATCAGACAAATTATTAAAAGATTGTAGGGCTTCTGTAAACGACAAAGTTTGATATGACAAGGCTTCAAATTGATCATTTAGGGCAGCACCCGTATTTAAAACAACCGTAAGTCCGTCCGAGGCGGTATAGTCACTAGGGGCTAACAAAACCCCGTTTAAAAATACATCTACGTACCCAACAATATACCCACCAGTAATATTAAATATTGTCTGTCCAGCCGTCGCTGTAGCAGTAGTAACTGTTCTAACAGTTTGCCCAAACGGAGGAATGCCTATATAACTCATAATTAAACTCCGTTACCAATAAATGGCCCAGTGGGCGGGGTGAAGTTGGCTGTGTAACGGGCGTAGCCTTTGGTGATGCGAAGGTCGTCAATGTAGCCCGTGACTGTTGAGTTAAACCCACGATTACTACCAATTACTAATGGGTCTGTTGTTCCCGGCGTGTAAGTTGCAGAAGAGGTTCCGCTACCATTTGATGTTCCATTTAAGTAGTGAGTTATTGTTGAACCAGAACGAACTACTGCGATATGGTTCCATTGAGATGTTGGTATTGTATTTGTGGTTTGTATTCCTACACCACCCTGCGCTTCAAAATATAATTTGTCTGTGGTTGAATAAAATACAACACACCATCCAGCAGTTGGTGCATTATTTGTATCGGAGTTTGCACAAGAGACAAGGCCGCCGTAATTCCCATGGGCCGTGTAGTACAGCCAAAACTCAATTGTAAAGTCTCCAGAAAGAGTCCAATCTGGAGTTCTTCGTGCTAATAAGTAATCCCCAGTACCATCAAAGTACATAGACGCACCACCCCACTTGCTCTGCGTGGTGCTAATCTGTGCGTTACCAGCAGTCTCCAGGTCATTAGCCATAGAACTATCGATAATTGCACCGTTGGTGTAATTCAGCAGAAGTGAGGTGTTGGTGATGGCAGTAAGTGGCGCAGTAGGTGGCGTAAACGCAGCGGTATAGACTGCGGTTCCTTTTACCAATCTTGGGCTGGATAAATAACCATTGAACCATTGAGTATTTCCAGCGCTGGTGCCGCCTCCAACATAAATGGGCGAGTTGTTTCCACCATCTAAACTTGCGCTACTTGTTGACGTTGATTCTAGAACGCCGTTGATGAACAACCTAAACGTACTTCCGCTTCTGCTAACAGCGATGTGGTACCACTGCCCAACTGTCATTGTTGTTGTGCTTGTTAGAATTGCGGCATTAGAATTTATGTTATTTACAAAGAACGTAACTTTATTTGAGGCGCTTACATGATTTAGATGTAATGACCACTTGTTTGCCGCCCAGGTAACACCATCCCAGTTTAATATTGCAGCGGCATCTGCTTGAGCTAATGAGTTGTAATAAGCAAAAGTTTCAAAGGTAAAGTCCCCTGTGCCAAAAGCAAACGCTGCGTTACTTGCGGCAAGCAAATAATCCCCGCTGCCATCAAAGTAGGCACTACCGCCATTCGTGCCAGCGGAGTAAGCTAACAGTGTTGGAAAAGGAGAAAAAGTTGTTACCTGAGGCGCACCAGTAATAGAAAGTGTGTAGGCGTTTGACGAGTTATCAACAAATCTATTTGATTGAAAAACTAAAAATTTGGTATTTGTAATCGCTGTTAATGGCGAAGTTGGAACTGTATATGTTGAACCAGAATATAAAGCAGTTCCTTTAACAAATCGTAGATTTGAAACAGTTCCGGCAAAATATGCTCCACTTCCGTTGTGGTCTGCAAAATAACTACAGACATATAGAGTGCCCCAAATACCTGCACCAAAACTTGCTGAAGAGACAGAACCTGCCGCAGCTCCATTAGCAAAGAAATAAAGTGTTGTCCCAGAGCGAACTATTGCAAAGTGATTCCATTGCCCAGCAATAATAACATTACTGTTTGAAGCATAATTACCGCTCCAGCCCCATGAGCCAGATCCAGCATTAAACCCAATTTTTCCAAGAGCGGTCCCAACGTCAATAGTATAACTAATTGCACTGCCCCCAACGCCTATAGAAATCAAAGTTGATTTTGTGTCATTAAGGGCTGGAACATTAACCCATCCCTCCCATGTCCAATCACCATCAATAGTAGAAAAATTGCTGTCTGCACTTGCTCTGCTAAAACCCTGCCCACTTCCGCTAAAAGAAGTGCCCCACCGACCATTGACCTTAGAGAACGGCGTAAACGTGCCTTGCGTGGTATTACCGGCGCGGGAAATGGTGAAGTTGTTGGCCGAGGAGTCCTTAAACGTCTTATTGTCGGTATCCGTAACTCCACTTGGCTGATTTCCACTTAACAATAATGTAACATACTGAAAATAAGGTTCACCAACACTTACAGTAAGAGAAAACGAACGAGGAGTGGTTTGGTACTGAGGATCAGTTACATCTACTGAAAAGCTAAACGTTTGCGCAGTTCCAAGCGTGCCAGAAATTAACCCGCTAGAGGAAAGCGTCACACCAGCAGGTAAAGTTGAACCAGAAGTCAGACTATAAACAAGCGGTGTATCGCCTGTAGCAATTAGTTGAACAGAAATAGCTGCTGCATTTTGGGTACCAAGGCTACCGGCAGGAGTTGTCCACGTAGGCGTGCCTGAATACGAAATACCCATAACATGGATCGCTGTTGATCCATCCGGGTTAATAACAAACAAGTTATAGGTTCCGGCAGTTTTTGCGGGGGTTGTAAAAGTAATTTGCGTAGATGAAACAAAACTAACTGACGGTGCAATAGTATTATCTATATAGACTGTGGGCGTTGCAGCAAATCCAGCACCAGTAATTGTAATCGTCTGTCCACCTGCCGGATCGGCTGCGGTGTCATCTCCCGGATATGCAACACTAGAAACTCGAACACCAAGACTGATGCTTGGATCTAATTTGACTTGAGTTACTGCTCCGTTTTGTATATCAGAAGTTTCAACACTTCCTGGGGCTAACGAAGCAAATTGCGGAGCGGCGGGAGCACCAATGTACGGCATTAAGAAATCTCCAATACGGAACAAATAACGTCAGCAGAAGACGCCACTGATGTTGTTACTCGCAATAAGTCTCCAGTTTCTAGGACTAGTTTTTGATCTCCGCCAATTGGCACAAGAGCCCCCCCAACCGGAACAACAGCATCTTTGACTAAGTAGTATGTTGTTGCTCCACTAGTAACAGTAATACTTGTGGTGATTGTACTTGCCACAATATTTGCAACTGTTAATCCAATTACGGTTGTTGAAGTGCTGGCCGTTACAATTGTGACCGGAGATGTTCCTACCGCCTGGGATGCATAATTTTTAAAAGTATTTGCCATAGTTTTATCCTAGCGCAATCGCCATGGCAATTGCCGTAGCGGTGGGATCTGCAATAGCCGTTGGAACCCAGGTGCTTGTTCCCGCGTTCCACGACGGTACATCACCGTTTGCCGGAGCACCAGTTAACTCAATCTTCGCCGTATTTAAGTTGGTAAAGTTTGAATCAACTTCGTTGTTGGTAAGGGGTGAACCCTTACCTGCGCGGGTAACAATTACTGCCATTACGACACCGTTACGGTCCAGGTAACGCTCATAGAGTCGTTAGCCCCTTTGTTGACCACAGAAAATACAGTGCGGCAAAGCATCGTACCAGCAACACCAGCGTTGAAGATTCCTGCTTCTGTAACTGCGCCCGTACCCGTACCAGCGGGGAATGAAGCCGTGTAAGTAACAACTGCACCTGCAGCAGAAGATGAAGCCAGAGTTACCCGACCAAGTTCACTATCTAGCGTAGTATCACCAGCAGCGGGAGCGGTAGTGCCAGACCCAATTGCCATGTGGCTCATTACAGTGGCGCTAGCCGCTACCATACGTGAGGCAACAAAGTCTTTACCTACGTTGACCACCAAGTTTTTAAATGTCTCGTCAGTTTTGACTTGCCCATCGGGACCTATCACAACTACCCGAAGCATGCCGGTAGGTTTAATTATTTCGTGTGTATTCATGCAAAAAACTCCTTATGTAAAAGTTCGAGACTGCCCTACGTAATCCTCTAAAAAGTATGTAATGTCGCAGTAGTCCTGCATTACAAGGAGTCCCGCATCATCTAATACAGCATTATCAGCCTTTTGTAAAGAGGAAGCAATCGTTGATTGATCAGATATGGTTGAAATATCTGCCAAAACTTTAGCAAACGCATATGCCGTAGTATCAATCCCGGTGAAAGAATCCGCAAAAGACTTACCTAAAACAGCAACTAAAACCTCTTGCAGCGCAACACTGTCCGTTGAATTTTTTCCGAAGTCAATAACAGAAGAATCAGATTCTGTTACAGATTCAGTAAAGTTTTTGCCCAGGGTAAGCGACGCGGTGTCGATGCCGGTAAAGGTATCTGTGATTTGTTTACCAACAATAGCAATTAATGAGTCTGTTACAAACTGTAATTCCGAGAGAGTTTTAATCAGGGCAAATTCAATATCCCCATCCATGTTGTCAATCATAAACACGGAGTCTGTTACACCTTTACCCGAAGTTACAGTAGTAGCGTCAAGGGTCGTATAGGTGTCTGCTAAAACTTTGCCAATATCGTATGCGATATCAACCTGATCGATCATTGAGAACGAGTCAGTTAACGGCTTGTCAAAATCAATTCCAACAAATTCTTGTAAGACTGGGGTATCGTCCAGAACTTTGGTTGTGGACAAAACGGTGCCGTCCAACGGGTTAACCACGTCGGCAACAAAACGGGTCGGGAAGATAACGCTAGCGGCTTTAATTGTAAGGTTTTGATACTCTGCCAAATACCCTACTTGAACAACGTGAACTTCCGCTACTGCGTCATATACAACAACATAACCTGCATCAACATATGTAACTTGGGCTACAACGGCTGTTGTAGGTATTACTGGGAAACCCATTTTAGAACTCGGCTCTTACATAGAACTGAAGAACGTCAAAAATAGTTTGGATAACGTTATTGAAACTAATTTCAATTTCGCCTTCGTATGTGCCCTCTGCCACGTCAAGAGTGTTTGCAGGGAAAGAAAAAGTTACAACGCCATCTCCACCGCCATTTGGTTTTGAACAGGGAAGAGTGTGCAAAACTGTAGTGCCCCCCGTAGCTCGAAACTTAACTTGCACGGTAGTGGTGGGATTAGACAGATCAATTGCATCGCCGGTTGCTTTATCAATAATAGTCAGCGTAACCTGCGGAAGATTGTCGTTTTGAACTAGGCGAATAATACTCATACGAACCTCTGATATTCGATACGGCCTGACGTACGCGACAGACCTTTGTTGACACGAACTCGGGCTTCGTTAATACCAGCCCGGAATAACCGGAGATACTCCATTGCCATCCCGCGATCGTAGTACGGCTGCTTGGGAGTAGAATACAGACGATAACGTGCACCAAACGAAATATATTCTAGAAACTGTTCGTAGATATCTTCTGAAATTTCAGAAGAATCCCGCGTAGGCGCGTACGAAATACGCATAGATAACTGTTGCCCAGCAGTAACAGACGTTAAAAATGGTACAAGTTGCACAGAAGTATAAACTTCTCGAGTAACATACATCGGCTGACCTTCAACAGAACGCCAGTCTGTGTAACGATAAATACGCGACAACTCTTCACTTGACTTGGGAATTAGTAAAACATCGTTAGCATATGCTTCAACGATATCTACAAATTTAGTATCAGGTGGCACAATAACTGTGTACATAGCCTGATTTGCTACCAGATCAACCGGCGTTAAGTCAGTCTGTAAATACCGGCTTTTCTCACAAAACTCAATACAAGAGTTGCGAATAGCATTAATAGCAATAAATTCCGGAACATCCGGTACGTATTGCACAACTTCCGGTAAAAAATCTTCGTAGCCAACGGTAAGGCCTGTATTCACGACTCACCTCCAGGTCCACCAATTACCATATTTGGAGACAAGCCAAGGTTAGGTGTATTTTCCTTGTCCGTCTTATCGCGCAGATTAAACGCAGCCATAAATGTAGTTAGATAACCAGCAGCCAATTGTAGCCCAGGAGCGTATTCAGCATCTTTGCTACAGGCTCGGTACAAAATGTAGTCCAGCAACACGGTCTGGAAAATGTCATTAATTGATATAGCCTGTGATTCTAAAGTTAGAGTCGCAGGAACAGGAGCATAGTTAATCTGTATATATCCGTTTCCAGTGTTTGGCGGGTATACATAAAAGGCAGTTTGATCTTGATCATCAAACAAAAAATTCTGGGGGGTATCTAGTTTTAAAGCCGCATGCCAATTGGGATCATATGCGTCTAATAATTCGCGTGAAACCAAACGCACTGCTCGACCCGGAGTATTACCAAGTTTGCCCATGTAACGAAATACATCTAGCAAACGCCAGCCGTCAGAAGGAATAGTTTGCCGAGTGCCAGCAACCATATTAATAACAGCAATTTTGTTATTTGTTTGGGGGGACATCAGCGTGATCTGACGCTGACCATCATTTAGCCAACTAAACAACTCGGCCCGGGTCCAACGCACGTTACCGGTGTCGAGTAACTGAATGGCGGCTTTGTCAATAATAGTGGAGGCTACAATGGTTCCCATATTGTCCTTTTAAACGGGGGCCGAAGCCCCCGAGTATTACGCAGATACTAAAGAATAATAGTCTACGCCGTTAGTAGAGATAAGCATAGCATTTGTTGAAGCAGCAACAGAAACACTGCCATTCAAAGTGCCGTTCATCGTACCACCGACAGGGGCATAAACTAGTAGAGCATTAGCGCCGCCATTCCGAACAACATACCGGCTTGCACCGTTTGTTCCCGGAAGAATTGCGCCAGTACCCGAAGCAACCGTACCAAACACAGAAATATCTGCGGTGATCGCGGTTGCCGTGGCTTGGGTTGCACCGGCTGCAGAAAGACCAGTGGACAATACCGTTCCACCAGCAATTTCTTGGGCCGCTATATCCCAAACACCAAGTTGTACAAGCCTATTTTCAGTCGTCATATAGATCTCCAGTTCCTAGTTAAAGTAGGTGGGGGTTTCCCCCCACCTTGGGTATTAGCCTGCTGCAAGTAGGAGAGCCAAACCTTTGTCTTGAACTACTTTATATCCGTAAACGTTTAAGCCACGGATTAAAGTGCCGAAGTCATTTGGGTTCTGGAGACTTTCAACTTTAGCAATCTGTGATGCAAAAGTGATTGCCGACTTGTGACCAGCCATGATGGCATGACGCTTAGCCGTACCAGCCGAAACACCCCCTGAAAAGTTTTGACCAGCAAGGGCGCGGGGCAGCAGGTTGCTGACATACACCGTGAAGCGGTCAATCTGTCCGATCTTGCCGTTACGCAGAATCGAGGAGGGGTCTCCCATGAACTGAGCTTGTGCCAGGTTGGACTGCATCAACACTTGACGCTCGGTTGGGCCAATGATCAACCAACGATCGGTCTCAGGTACGTTGTTCTCGTCAAGAACAGACGACAGAGCAGTAAGGCTCTGCAGAATGTTAGCGGCGGTCAACGCAATCGGAGCCGCGTCGGTGCCAAGGTTGAAAGAACTAGAGATTGCACCAGCAGTTGCACCTTTGTTGGTAGCAGCGCCCTGATCAAATGTACCGCCCAATACGTCCTGGTCGATATTGATCTTCATCTGCATAGCTGCGTCGTTAGTAAACACATCCATCAGCTTGGGCTTGGCTTGCAGTTCAAGAACGTTGTTTACGTTCACGCCGAAATACTTACCTTTATTGATCGTAAGGCTGATCGTAGAAGGAGCAGGAATTTCGTAAGCAAGGTTCTGACCGATGCTGTAGTTGTTGATGGTGATCGTCGGGATCGTGTTGATGATCACGGTATCGCCCATGCCAGTGATGTCGCCTTGCCAGTCGGTGTTAGCGATTTCACCAAATACAGTAGCGGCGTAGAACTTCTGCGCCAGTTTGCCGGACCAGAGGGCCGGAATAAAAGTACCCGAATATGCGGTACCTGCGTACGTCTGTGCTCCCGTGGGGGAGTTGAATGTTGCGTTGCCACCTACGGTATTAATTGGGTAGGTTGCGCCTGCGGTAATGGTAGACATGCTATTTCCTTTCTAAAGAATAAAAACTACCAGGGTTTATAGCCGCTACCATCACCGGTTAAATCATTATCTGACTCTTCCTTGCGAGACAGCGGCCACAATTTCTTTTTCCATACGAACCGCCTCTTCTTGGTCGATGTAGCCTCGTCGCCAATCATTGTAAAACTGCTCAATCTCTACTTGCGTATAGATGCGCTGATTCACATCGTTGGTAGCCGGGGGCGTCGATGCACGAGAGCGGGTCGGCGCTACTTGACGCTGAAGTTGTTGCTTCGGAGTTGTTTGCGGTTGCTGCGGCTGCTTAGGAGTAACAAGATCGCGGTAGGTATTAAAAATTGTAGCAACGCGATCAGAATCAAACGCATCGTACGCATTATTTAAACCTACTTGGCGGGGTAATCCATATACTGGATCAACCTGGGCTAGCCACTCCAAAAACCCCGAATCGGTATTTAACTGCTCCCAATCTGGTGCTTTTGAGGCCAGCGCCATCAGGAAACGATCCTTATCGGATACAACCTGACGCTCTGATACTGTTCCAAGCTGCGTTCTCAACTGCTTAATCTCGTCCAATAGTTGCGATTCACGCTGCTGCAGGGTTGATACCTGCGACTTTGTGGCACGCTCAATCAGGTCGATCAAGTCCGAACCAAACGCTTCTTTGTCATGTTCAGTGATTAGAGACTCTACAGAAGGAACCGGGGTAGCCAGTTTTGCTTCGGCTGTAGCTTTATCGGCTACAAGCTGCTGAAGTTGCGTTTTCATCTCGCGCAGTTCGGCATGCAATCTGGGTACTTCCGCGTCGTACATACCTTTTAGCGTGTGGTACTTATTTTCCCATTTGCTTTCGGGTATTTCCTTTGCAGGCTCTTGTGAAACGGTTTGCTGAGGTGGCTCAACAGGGGGCGGATCGGGTGGTAGTTGATTTACTGGGTCAGTCTCCGAAAAGTTTTCAGGGGCTTCCTGTAGTTCTTCGGTCTTATCACCATGGATGTTAGCTACTAACGCGTCTGCTTCTTCAACTTGCTGTTGAATCGCCTTGGGCAATGCCATTTCTATCTCCTTCGCTCCGACTCTCACTTCGCGCTCCGCCTGAACGGTCTGCGCTACGCGATAACGGTCTGCTACACGGTTAAATTAAAGTGGTGGGCTCCGACTTAACGGTCTGCCTACCTTCGTAACTTCTCGATCAGTTCACCTGACCGTCCTACCAGATCAAGGAACTCCTTGATCACACCAACTTCACCTTGAAGCCGGTAAATTTGGGTTTGTTCGCTTGCCACTGCCATTTTTTCAAGACTATCTGCTTTGCAGTTCCCTAAATACTCTAACAATGGGGCAAACTCTTCTGACCTTAATAACGTCAGACTGCGGGCGACTCTTTCGTCAATCCGCAGCACTTACTTGCACATACCGTCGGTTTTAGCCGACATCTGAGCATACTCTTTTCCACCACGCTTGCCTTCAGCATCAACGTTGCCGTCGTTGCCACCAGCACCCTGCTTGGCGGGACCTTTGGACATTCCATCGGTCTTGGCGGAATCCTGAGTGTACTCAGAACCACGCTTTTCCATCGGGCTGATTGCTTTCATCGCAACTCCTTTCTAAAACAAATTGATATATACCACTAAAAAATTACTACGTCAACACCTAGGCCGATGGAGTAAATCGACTTGTTTGCGGCGATCCATCCATCAGTAAGCCTTGGTCCGGTCCGGGTACCGGTGGTGTACCACCAGCTTGTGCTTGCCCGTTTTGTTGGTTAGCCATCATTTGCGCTTGCTGCATTGCGTTGGCTTCCATAACTTTACGCTTAACTACGTCTTCGGGTGGCACAATATCATCCACGTTCATATCTAGGCGCTTAGCAGCCTGCCGTAGCAATTCTGCTACACCTTCCATGCCTATGACTTGCTGGGCAACTGGAGAGTTCAAGGCAATACCTAGGAATTCGTTCTGACGCTGCTGAATGGCTTCTTTCTCCATCAGGCTTGCCGCGCCAAGGGCTTGAATATTTACGTCGCCCTTCAGATCTGGATCGTCGCTGTAACGCATGTTGTAATAGTACAACCTGTCAATAAGCGGTTTAATTACGTGTTCATCGATGTTAGCAATCACTTGCTTGATTGACTTTCCGGCGTTCGTCATCAGCATGGACATCCCCGAAGCCGTTCGGCCTGCGCCGCCCGATGGGTTGCCACCCGTCATGTAGCGAGGAATCCCAGTATATTCGTCCGCAAGAACTGCAAACTTCTCGTACACCGCCATAAGTTCTGACGCTCTCGAGTCGGGCTGATAAAACTCCACAGGCCGGGCATTTCCATTGAGAGGGTCGCTCGTGACTTGCCAAATTTTCCATGGGAATAGTTGTGTAATGTTTTCGCCCTGAGGCAAACGATCAATGTTGTATACAACCTGCGGGCCGGAGGCTAGGCTCATATTGTTCACGAGCGCACGCGCTACGGCGTTACACATGGACTGACTATCCCGACACAGATCAGCTACCGAGTTCCCCCAGAACGCGCCGGGGACTTCTTCGTAGGACGTTTTGTAGTACGGCTTTCTGCCGAGCGGGTCTGGGTTGATGACCGCTTTGATGATCCAGCGGCCGATAAGCCACGCTTCGATGGGGTACTCTGCGAGCGGGTCCGGGACTTCTTCTTCCGTGAGGCCCCAGTCGAGGAGGAGTTGCCCTTGGACACTTCCCCAGAATTGGAGGGCATCGATGAGCTCCGAGGGGTTTTGCCCGGCTGCAACCGTGCTTTTACCTTCTGCAGCAGCCTTTGTAAGGTCAACATAAATCCAGTCACGTAAGCCTCCTTTACCGTATTCTTCAAGCACGGCACGGATAGCACCGTCACTATATCCTTCAACCCCCAGCATTCCGACTAAATCGGCACGCTGCAAGCGATGACGCTCAATTAGATAACCGTCATCAATATGAGATGCATCTGGGGCGGGGTAGATATTAAACGGATCAACTCGCTCCCACTCCAACGATAATTCGTTTTGCACTCGTAGTTCGTACGAATCCCCAACAGGAACCCAATTCATGTGAGGCTTAGACCGTACAACCGGCCCTTTAATAATTGCACACGGGAACGTCACCAAATCATCAATAAACTGTGCAAACGCTGTCGTCCACTGTCCATCTAACAACTGACTATGCATTTTTCTTTCCATCCGGTTAGCGTCTTCTTTCGCCAACTCGGTTAACTCACCCATGGCCTGGTCTTTAAAATCAAGCAAAATCTGCCGTACTTCTTGATCGGTGGGATTAACACCGGTTTGCATAAACGCCATCAGTTTCTGCTGTGCCTGCTGCATCAGCCCTTGCAGGACCGGAGGAGGCATTTCAGGGATGGGGTTAGGCTTTAGCGACCAGGGTTTATCTTTGGAATCTGTAAGTAATACGTCGCGCAACCAACTGGACGCCGCACGGCATTTGTTGGAAGTCAACATCATATAAATCAAACTGGAATTCTGTTCGCGCAACTGCACCAACAAATCAGGATCGTATTCCCCACGACGCTGCCGCACGCTTTTTAGCATGCGCTGCTCGATTGTCATTTCTTTGGAAAATCGAGAGTAATACCACTTCTGTTTAATATACGCAGCCAAGTTTTGAATAACCGGCTCAGAATTAGCACGATTAGCAGCTTCGCGCTGCTCGTCCATTAGCTGTTTTACAGACTTAACGGGCACAATACCACCGATGTTTGTCACACCGGGGGCTGTCTCAGAGGTAATATTTATCCCTTGTTCCATACCGCCTTATAACTCCTCTTACCCATAAAGTCAACCATTTACACCCAAGCGTAAGAAATTCTTTGTATTTCGCGTGCTTTGGGGGCTAGGACATCGCCAGTTAGATTTCCATCGGCGTGAAGACATGCGTACTGATGCGCATCTGCTACGTGAGAATACTCGTTTTTTTCTGGTTTGTCATCTACTTGACCACTTGTTTTAATTTTGTACCTATATCCACCGCGCAAGGCATTAATCAGGTGCCTCGCCCCCGGGTCAATTAAGTGGGCAGGTTTGCCATCTGCCATGGTAGTCAACATCTTATCCACGGCGTTTATACGGGCCACTATGCTGTTGGTTTTGGCCGGTATAACTCGAAACCCTTCTTGTTTCAGAATATCAAATACGCTGCGCTCGTCGGTCTGGGCTCGCTGCTGCCCCGCCGGGTCCCCAATCACGATAACCGGCATTCCTGGGAATCGGTTCGCCAGCAGGGGTTTTAATTTCTCCCTGATAAAACGTAACGTACCCATACCCTCGGACACGATGTCGGCAAACGTAAGAAACCGCCCCTGTGGGTCTATCTGGTTGATTGTGCATGCTGGTGTTAATCCAAAGTCCATCCCAATAATCAGGGGGTGGGTCGATAATTTTATATAGTTAAGAGTATTTTTCGAGACGTGAATATCACGGTCGAACGCCCGAAATACTGGCTGTCCTGAGAGGGATTTGCCGAATTCAGCGTGGATATACACATCGACCCATTCCTCAGACTTACCCTCAGCCAGGTTTTCGTAGTAGTCCTCGGGGAGAAACTCAAGCCAGTCGGCTTCAGTAGATAATCCAGATGGTTGAAAAAAACATTGCGCATTATTCGGTGGCTCCGATAAATAAGTTTCCCAGAACGTATCCATGTCTGGCGGGTTGGTCATCCCCCATATGTGCGCGTTAGATTTACCGCTATCAGTAACACAGCCAACACTATTATCAAGTTTCGATGGATATCGGCCAAGACGACCTTGGAGAGCATTGAAGATATCAGGATTAATTTCCCGAAACTCGTCAAGGATGCCGAAAGACGCTTGGAGAGATAACAGCCTACGCACGTCGTCAGAGTCGTCCAGCCCTCGGAATAGTATTTCGCATTCAACATCGTCAAACCTCAATATAAATTTATACTCCGATTTCAGATAACTACCGGCCTGCCCGTCAGGATACCACCGAAGCACGTCCGGTATGCTTGTGTCTCGCAACTGTTCACGAGTATTTCGTACCCATATGGCTCGGGATCTGCGCACTCCATCCCTACATGCGGCCATTTGTTTGGCGTGATAAGCGATTTTCATTATCCCAGCGGTCGTTTTTGTGCTTCCAACTGGTCCAACAATCAGTGAAATGAACGATTCGCTGCGTAAAAACCCTCGAACGCTGTCCGGCGGTGTGTATGTTAGATTCATTGTAAATAGGGCGTTTTAGCCCGTTTTTGCCTCATTTTCGACCATTTCTTGGTCATTTTCGACATTTTTTGGTGTTATGTCGATCGTTTTAGGCTTTGCAGCCTCGTCTCCCATATTAATTGTTATGGAAAACGCCGGTCCGCTAGCCACCGCCTGGGTATTTTTTGGCTCCATATCTGCCAATTTGGCCCCTAATTTTACAAATTCCAGCTTCTGAAGCAGGGTCGCATCGCTCGATCTAGCCCGTTTATACGCATCTTCGAACACATCCTCGGTCAGCATTTTGGCTTTAACCTTGAATGTGAACCCCGATTTCTCGTATTCGGCCTTCTGCGTAGCTACAGCGTTTTGAAACGGCGCCCATTTACTGAGGTCATCCCACGCCTCACCGGCTATACCATACCGAAACGCAATATCCTTGGGCTCTTCCAAGCCCGCCGCGATCTCTGCCACCATCTCCGACGGTACCGTCAGCCTCCCGGGCTGAATCGGCTCAAGCGCTTGGTCGTCCATTAGCTTCCAAAAATTGTTTGATGGCTTTACGGATCAAGTCGGAGTACGTGGTCTGCTCTTTAGCTGCTAGCGCCTTGAGCGCGGTGACCGCGTCCTCCGGTAAAAAGAAGTTGTGCCTTTTCCAGTTCCGGTTATCTCCCACGCCCCGCCCCTTTGCGCATCATGTCTTTTTTGGGCGCATTAACAAATTTGTTAAATTTCTGTGAGCGTCCACCTTTTTCCATACCTTTCATTTTTTTCTCCATGGCTTCGCCACGAGCGTATTGCGCTGGGGACATTTTTTTCTCGGCTTTTTCTTCTTTGGCGCTTTCTTTACCTTTAAACAGGGCTGCTAGTTTCATGCTTTGAACTCCTTTAACGGTTTGAGGGTAGGGGGCGCAACGGGTGTGTACAACAACTCGAATCTCAGGATCTCTGCATTCATTCCGGGCCGTTACCGCTGACCCCCTAGGACGCAATATAGATGGGGTGTGTACGCATGTCAAGGGGTAATGTGTATTACGTGTGTATGTAGGTAAAAATACCGGGCGCGTTATACGGCATAGGTAAGCAGAGGCGGGGGCCCCACCCCCCTGTTGTCCAGCCC